CACCAACAATAACTATTCCACTCAAAAGGGGTATAGAAAGTCTATCTAAGTTAATTGCAAACTTAGATTGTTCATTAGAAGAACTTAATATTGATAATGGTGGATATGAAGAAATCAATAATTACATAGAGAATTTAAAGACAACTAGTGCTTGATTATTATAACCCAAATTTGGGCTATTGACAAGCATCTAATTTCTCTATAGAATACCTTTGTTAGGGTTCAGGTCAATTATAGCTAAGATTATATGAAGATTATAGAGAGACATAGATATAAAGATAAGGAGATATTTCAGACTCGAAGATTGACTTTTGAACCATTTGAATATACTGAAAAGAATATGTGTTTGGTGATAGGTTTGATTCGCAAGAATCTATCACCAGATTTACTTAAAGGTAGAAAGTCTTTAATGTATCCTGATGATATAAAGTTTAATCGTTGTTATGGTCACTGCTATCATTCAAGTCAAGCATTAGTTTATCTGATGAATACTGATTTGTTATACCCAATGAGTGCTGAAGATTATAGAGGAGAAAAGCACTGGTGGGTACAGAATGGAGATAAAATTTATGACTGTACTGCGGAGCAGTACTTTTCCGTAGGAAAATTACCACCACATGAACAAGGAAAGAAGAGTCGTTGGTATGGATGGAAAGAACGTCCTCAACAAATATCCTTGGAGTTAATGAAGAGAGTATTAGGTGAGCGTTTGTTAACAGATGAAATCATACATGCTTGACAAATCTCACTGAGCCCCTTAAAATGTCTTAGTATTGAACGAAACACAGTTCAATCAGCAAAGTTCTTCTAACATACTGAAGAAAATTGCAAAAAAATCAAACTATTTTTTTTTTTAAATGAAAATCAAACAAAATTTTCTTGTCCCACTGAAGGAACGTATTAACCTCCTGGACTATGCTTATTTGCTCCAAAAGTTTGCAGCATTTAATGCACCTCGTCAATTCCAACGTCCTATCGCATGGAAAGCAGAAGATAGGAAGAAGTTCTTCCAATCAATCCTAATGAATAGGGTTGAAGGAACTTATGTTCTTGTTGATGTAAAATCTTGTATCAGTCGTCTTGAAACCGCAGGTGAAGTTGATAGCGAAACATACAAGTTCTTTAGGAGCTTCCTTAGTGAAGGATACAAGTATGTTATTCTTGATGGAAATAATCGTATGTGCTTCATTAAGTCTCTGTTTGAAGACACTTACACCATTCCTGAAGGAAAGTATGAATATATTACCGATGAATTGAATGGCACCATTTCTTCTTTCACCGTTCGGAAAGGAAAGCAAAAGTTTTCCGACCTACCAGAACGAGTCCGTGAGATTTTGGAAGAACGTCAAGCTGCAATTAGCCTCTACACTCAAATTACCCTTGAAGGTATGTCTGAGGTGTTCCAAAATGTGAACAGTGGTGTTCCTCTTAACGGACAAGAACTCCGCAATGCATACTCAACTGTGTGGGCTGGGTATGTTCGTAATATTGCTGATGAGGTTTGTTCTCTCCTTGCTAAACTCTTCAAGGACCACCGTTCTCGTCTTCGTGGTGAAGAATGGATTGTAGACTGTCTCGATATGGTAGTTCAAGCCATTGACCATGACCCAATCCTGAACGAAACCAAGATTAGTGGTGTGAGTCAGACCACTAAGAATAAACTCTATAAGAGTGATTTCCCAGTGGATGAAGATGCAGACTTCTACGCTGACAAATTTGTTGAATTGATGGACTTCAACACTCTGATGCACCAAGAAGAAATTTTGGAAGAAAAGTCTCTGAATCGCACATCCGCAGTGCAAAATCTGTACTGGATGATGTGCAATGGACTTGAAACTTATGATCAAGTTGTTGAAGCAGTTGAACTTCATGAAGAAGCATATCGTGACAAAAATCGCACTTTCACTTGTGGAGAAGATGAAAAGACATTCAAAGAGTGCTGCAATGGCATGAGTGCAGAAAATCTCAAAGCACGTCATACTGTGTTGAGTGAAATTATTGATAAAGTTGTTGGTATTAACACTAATAATTTGTCTACTCTCACCAGGTGTTTTGAAAACTGAGCCACTTAAACTGTTCTGGTATTAGATTCCACCACCCAAATGAAAACTGATCTAATTTGCGTCAAACCGAAGTCATCAAAGGCAAAAAATCGTTTTGCTAACATGATGAATAGCCTTCATACATGTAGAGTGGAGAATCGTAAAGATGGGAAGATGTTTCTTGCATCCATTAGTGGCAAATACTGGTTCTGGATGAGTGAGGGATCTGATGACCATTGGGAGGTTGTTAAATAGATGTAATCCTGGAGGATTGCCATGTTAGAGTTAATGCTGTCTCTAGAACTTTCTTGCTCTGATTTCAATAGAATTGCAAACAGAATGTTTGATAACAATTCTATCACCCAATCAGAAAAGCAAGAGATTCTACAAACTCTCAAGGAATACTCAGATTGTCCCATTGAACTAGAATCCAAATGAAAGACCAGAACAGTATTCCTGACGGTGAATCTAAAGAAGATAAGATGTTGAGGGGACTTGACATCTTTATCGAATCTGTTCACAAACCAGATTCATCACTTCGCCAATGTGCACACAATCAAAAGTGTTACAACGAACTGATGGAAGTTCGAGAAGAAGTTCTTAAGTATCTTCATACAATGAGGTGTAGATATGGCGGACACTGATCCTACAGCACCTTGGTATGAATTCATCTCTTATTTGAGATGTTGTGAGAGTCTAGGTGTTAGACCATCAATGCAAAGATTCCTTTATTACCAACAAAACTACGGACACTTGTGATGACTGAAAGAACACATAAATGGGGAGAAATCTTCAGTGAAATTACAGCAGACAATGGATACTATGAGTTTGGTAAAGTCAACTTTTACAATCTCACTTCACTAATTGAAGATCTTTATGTTAGAATTGAAGAACTTGAGGAGAAGCTCAATGACAAAGGAAATTAGTAATGGTGATGTTGATCTTCATCGTATTCGAATGAAAGACAACATAGGTGACGCAATCGCAGAATATCTTGATGATGATAACTATTCTGCTCTAATATTTTATAATGATTTGATTGATGAACTTAAGACTTGGCAAGACTATCATAAAAAGAAACTGGAAAAAGTATCAGCAATGATACAAATGTTTACTGGCCATTCTCACCATATAAAAGGAGATTACAGTTATCCTGATAGGAGTATCATTCAGTTCAATACTAATACAAACTACACTGAAGAAGAACTGAACTCGATGTGCGACAAAGCAGCATCAGACCAAGAAAAGCAAAAGTGTTATGAGTATAATCTGCGTGAAGCAGAATACTATAATCAACGTGCTAGACTTGATATTGCATCTACCAAGAAAGATTGGGATGATTTTTGGGAGCACAAATGAAGGAGGTTAATTTGTTTCCTTATGAAACCTTTGGGTTCCGATTGGAACACACTGATGATGGTAAAGTCTGTTGGTTCTCATGTCAGGAACATCTTGACAAATACATAGAGAGGCATAAACTGAAGCCAAAAGAAATTAAACTTGATTACAAAGATGGAAAACCCAATCGCACACGTAAAACTCACAAGAGAAACCTGGAGCAAAAGCCTCAACCGAAAAGTAACAGAAGTGCAAGTCCAGTTTGCAAAAGAGGAACCCGCATGGATTCCACTCGAAACACTAGCAGCAATGACAAAACTTCTGGAAGAAAGAGAAAGGGCATGGGTAAAAAATGAACGATGAAATGAAACTTCATTTGGCACTCATTCAGATTCATAACCTCTGCAATCTCTTTGATGGGAATGAATATGAACAGTTTCTACATAGTAAACTTGTAGGAGTTGAAGTGGAAGTGAAACGCCAACTTTCAAACTTGAGGAAAACTGATGGAATTTAAGTGGATTGATGATGCCTTTCGAGTTGAAGAGAAAAAATATGGATTGTGGCATTCTTACGACAAAGGAGGTAAACCTCTTATCACTGCACTTGATGAAGAACAGTGTGTTAGGGCAACTCGATTTTATTTGAAAGGACTTCAAGAAGGTTGGCCTGAAACTGTAAAACATGAAGGCACAGTTGGCGGAAAACTCTAACTTGTGGTATAATAAAATTAACTACTGAAAAACTATGGCAAAACGTACATATGTAAGTACCAAAGGTGACACTTGGGAATGGGAAGAAACTCCCGAATCTGTGAAAGCACTTGAGATCTATTGGCACAATGTAGAACTAAACAAACAGAAAACTGAAAGTTAATGACACTCTCAAAGAATACACTTGACCATTTACTTGATGCAGAATCTGCACTCAGGTCTGCAATCAAATCAGCTGCAACAAATGAAAAACCTTTGGTAATTCAACAAATCTCAAAGGTTCTTTATGATATTGAAAAACTGAAAAAGTTTGAAAACATTTTAGATATGCTTGAAGACAGAAAACCAGGCAGCAGTGGAAACTTTGGGCCATTCTTTACTGATTAAGATATTTTAATCAATCCCAAAGAAAACATTAAGAATGCTAAGTTCTGCATTAAATAATGATAGAATGTTAGGGTATTCTGACACAACCATGACAATTACTCCTCCTAGCGGCAAAACAGAACTTTCAGAAGAAGAGTGGAATGAATTGGTTGCACTCAAAAATGCAATCAATCAATATCCTCAGGCAGTTTGTCCTTCAAGAATGGAAAGGTTTACGGAGTATTTGGTGCGAAGTATGAAAGAAAAAGGTGGTTGATTAAAAATAAATATAAGAAACAAAAAGACAAATGGAAAACATCGACAAACATATTGAAAAGGATCAATCTATCCTTGACAATCCAATGATTTCTGCACAGTCTCGCAGGCATACTGAAGAGGAATTAGAAGCTCTTAAAGAATACAAAAAGAATCATCCAAATGATGACCACGATCCAACCCCATTAGAACTTTATTGTGATGCAAATCCTGATGCACTTGAATGTAGAGTTTATGATGACTGAGCCACTTAAAGTGTTCTAATTGTGTAGAGTTCAATGAGCATTCTTCTTGCTTGCATGATATACCTAGGAATTGTGTCAGAAACGTCACTAATCCTAGGTTTTTATTTTAAGAAAATTAGACCAAATGATGAAAGAAAATTTGAACAAAGAACAACCGACAGATTCTGAAATTGAATTTTGGAAAATGATCGAAGAAGAATCTTCAAAACTAGAAGTCACCTGCGACTATTATCTTGAAGAATTTTACAATCTCTGATATAATCATTAAGTAATTTTTATTCGATAATGGCACAAAAGTATTTGTATCTTGTTAATTACTGGGTTCCTTTTCCAAGTTCTGAGTATGGAGGATTGATTGCAGTTGTTGCTGAAAATGACAATCAATGTCACGATGTTTTGATTGATTGGCGTGATGAATGTGAGAGTTCTTATGATGATCGGATTCAGGAAAATGTTTATCGAGCAACACGTTTGGAACTAAGTAATGAAGCGAACGAAGAAATCGGAATCGTTGATTCTTTCCTTACCTGAATCATTCAAGCACACAGCACCAGAGGGTTACAGTTATGAAGTTGAAGAATTTAAACGCAACATCATTTCTATTTGGATTCGCAATCATTATCAATTTGTTTACAACGATGGTGCTAGTGCTCGAAGTATTTGGGGATTCTTCAACACCAAAACCGAATCCTATCACGCCCCTATTAACTCCTCCAAGTGTGGAGATTCGGTAGAGTTTGGTAATACTTCTCCATACTCAGCTATGAAACCAAAACTAACCCCACTTGAACTTGCATATGTATGAACCAAAAGTAAATGACTATGTTCTGTGGAAACAGAGTGTTGGTGTTGACATTGAAGGTTGGATTTACTTTAAATGCAAAGATTATCTAACCATTGAAATCAATGTAAAACCAAAACCTGAAGAAGATCTCGTACATTCTGGATTCCATCGAAATGAAAGAACCCTGATTCTCTGCTACAATCAATCATGGAAAGACTTAAAATTTGTTAAGTCTAGGGAATCAGTCTACGATAAGGTAAACTGAGCCACTTAAAGTGTACCAACAGTGTAAGGAACAAACGAAACTATGAATCCTTTCGACGACATTCAAATTGAAGAGCTTGAAAACTTTGATTACATCTCCGATGATGATTTTGCCGAACTCTATGAAGATGCTAGCGATTTCAATCTGAATGATTACATCAACGGAAACTACGATTACTAAAATGCCACTCTCCAATCAAACAGTTTCTAACATTGCTGATGCTCTGAAGAATGATGTTTTGGAACACATCTATGCAAATGAGACTTATGCCTCTATGATGCAACAACTGGTGTGTGAGGCACTTGATGCTACGATGGGTGAAATGGATGATGATCTCTATTTCGACCTTGCAATGTGTCTCTTTGATCGTATCGAACTGAAATGAAAACCTCTTACATCTTTCTTGCATTCATAGGCATTCTGATGTATAATGCCTTTCTTGCAAACCGAGATAGTAAAATGCTTGAGGCATATGATAAAATCTGTGCCGAACAAGTTTCCAATCCTAACTGTATCTACGCAAAATGACTCCTGACACCTACACTTTCACTGGTGATGCTACCACCATCCTTGGTTTTGTTGGCGTGGTTTCCGCGCTTGTTATTGTTGTTACTGCTTTCCGTAGGTTTTTCAACAGTCCTTACAACGTTCGGGTGAATACCAACAAAGAAGATAACTGAGCCACTTAAACTGTTCTAGTATTACAATCACCAAACAACAATGACCGACACTGTTAATGTTCTGCCTCACATGTTTGAACTTCGTGATGCTTGGAGGAAGCAAAACTTCAAGTACACTAAAGAACAACAAGAGCAATATGATATGCTTGTTGTAGCACGACGTGAACGAGTTAAGTATTTTTATGATGAGGGACTTGTTGCAAGTCCGAGGAAAGAAAAGAAAACTGAAGATTGAGCCAGTTGAGGGGCTGTCCACAGTCCCTCTCTTTTTTGCTTGTGATGAATTAGGATTGATAAATAATAAGAAATCTCTCTTATTCTGATGAAGACGTTCTCTCAATTTTGTGCCGAAGCATATGATGCTGATGTAATGGGTTCTTCCCAAATTAGAAAAACTGGGGAAGGTGGAAGAGTAGGATCTGACAGGAGACTGTCTGATGCAGAAACTAGAAGAAGAAAGAGAGTTGGTGGTGGTAAAACAGAACCAGCAAAGAGATATAGTGACCGCAAAGATATTGGAACCCAAAGATCAAGTTCTGAAAGACAGCAACAACCAACACAGGAAAGAGGTTCTGCTGAGGTTAAACAATCATATGCAGATAAGGTAAAGGCAGAAAGAAGAGCTGCAGCGAGAAAAAGAGCAGCGGAAAAGGCATCTGGAGGAACTGCATCAACATCTTCAAAAGCAAAATCACGAGATTTAGATAAAGAAGGAAGTAAACTCCTTTCTAAGAAGAAACCAACTGCTGAAAGAGAGAAGCAGGTAAAGATGACAAGGGGAGAATACACTAGAGATGAGAAGAGAAGAATTAAGAGAGAAGGTAGAAGAAAACTGAGAGATTTGGTTCTTCAATCAACAGGCAAAAAGAAAGAGAGTGAACTGAAGAACAAGTACACATCATCTGGCGACGAGAGCTGAAACTGAGCCACTTAAAGTGTCCCAGTAGTAGATACGGAACACTTAATGGTCATCTCTGAAAAAACTATCATCTCCCAAGGATTTCCCATCACTGTTACCACTGTTGATGGATTGGATCGCATTGAGATTAACAACAAACTGCACGCCTTGAATGTTGAAATGGATAAACTAAAAGCAAAGCAGATTGCTCTGATTGAAATGCGAAATGCAATGGATCGCAAACTGGAAATGGATCAGATGGGCGATCTCTTCGATGAAATGTTCGGTGGTTGATAACAACTGAGCCACTTAAAGTGTCCCTATAGTATAAGCGATTGATTAAATGATTCCACTTCTTCGCCCACATCAGCAACGCGGTGTTGATGCAATGGTTGCCCATATGAAGGGGCAGTTGATTATGCCTACTGGTGCAGGCAAGACTCTCACAATGATTACTGATGCTAAGGCACAGATTGACAACATTGGTGCTACCACCATTGTTGTTGTTTGCCCTCGCATTCTGCTTGCAGAGCAACTCTCTAGCGAATTTCTTGAGGTTATCGACGCCAAGAATGTTCATGTGATGCACGTTCACAGTGGTGAAACTCATCACTTCAGCACCACCAACCCTAAGCAAATTCATATGTTTGCTAATGTTGCCCGCACGGCTGGTGATGCTTGCATTATCTTCACGACCTACAATTCTCTTGATCGTGTACGTCAAGCAGACATTGAAGTGAACACCATTTATTTCGATGAAGCACACAATTCTGTAAAGCGTAACTTCTTTGCTCCTACAGAGTTCTTCTCTGGTGATGCAGAACGTTGCTACTTCTTTACTGCAACCCGCAAGACTTCTGTCACTATCAACAAACCTGGCATGAACGATGCTGAGGTTTATGGTGACATTATTTGTCGCGTTTCTGCACCTGAACTGGTGGAGGGTGGTTACATCATTCCTCCTAAGATTCAGGCAAAGAAGTTTGACATTCACAAGGCAAAACAGATCAATCCTAACATTGATTGTGCCAATGTTTTGGACACGATTGATGACACTGACACCAAGAAGATTCTTGTTTGTGTTAAGACTAGCAAGCAACTGATGAACCTGATGGGTCATACTGATTTTGCTTCTGAATTACAACAACGCGGTTACTCTTATCTCTACATCACTAGCAAGACTGGTGCTGTAATTGACGGCAAGAAAGCTAACCGAGAGGAGTTCTTCAACACTCTCAATGCTTGGGGTAAAGATCCCAGCAAGAAATTTGTTGTTCTTCACCGCTCTATTCTCTCTGAGGGTATCAACGTGAGTGAACTGGAGACTGTTGTTTTCCTTCGCAATATGGATGTGATTGAGATGACTCAGACTATCGGCCGTGTGCTGCGTTTGGGTAGCGACACCAAGAAGTTTGGTCTCTGTGTTGTACCTGTTTATTCTCAGGTTGGTATTGCTACTGAGCGAGCATTGCAGAATGTTGTTGATGCTGTTTTTGAAAAGGGTGAAATGCTAGATTCTGTGGTGAGGCGGTGAGTCTCACCCAAGACTCAAGTGGCCATCAGGGGTAAAACCCCGATTTTTCTGCAATTTCACTGCACAGACCCTATGGGGCATCCGCCCCAACAAAAATCACGATTTTTTTGAAAGTATCATGAACCAACCAACTAATTCAAGCATTCTTGACTCAAACCCACCCCAAAATGGATTTATTGTTGATGGTGGAATCTATGCAGCAGTTCCTTATTGTAACCGATTGATGATTATTCACAATGGCAAGCAGCTTAAAGTGTGCACAACGGAGGAATCTGCCCGCAAGTTTATTCAAAAGCATCGTAGAGGTAAGAGCGTTGCTAAACTTCCGATTGATTGATAATACTGAGCCACTTAAAGTGTTGTAGTAGTGTAAGAAACAAACTTGCATTGACTTTCGCTTACTGATTATGTCTAATCGCGACAATCATGCTCCTCGTGACACTACCACAGGCAAGGTCAATGAGGATTCTATTGAAAAGTTTCTCTATGAATCTTTTGATGGACCAGTCTATCCACAAACAGTAGTTGGTACTCAATTCAACACAAAGAAGCAACACATTGTTGATGTTCTTCTTGGTGGAGAAGCACACAAGAAAAAACCAAAAGCAAAACGATGGACTTCTAATCATCAAGGAGGTCGATTAGATAGTTTCAAGTATCAGGCGATTGATGGAACTGCTGAAGAGAAAATTCCCTTTGAGTTCCTTAAACTTCAGGATGCCATTGATAAGTATGGCTACAGTAGTGGAGTTATTGTTCTCTGTGGCGAATCTGGTTGGACTTTGAAGGAATACTATCTTAGTGAAGAGTTTCAAAACAAAATGAAACTTATTGCTCCTGATGTTGAAATCGTTACTGAAGAAACATATCGTCAACAGTTGACAACTAACTGAAAATAGTTTATACTAAGTAACACTGCCAATACATCATAAAGGATTTCTGGACTGGTGTAGTAACAACTAAAACAGGTAATTATGAAAAAACAATTTTCTATCACAGAATTGGTGTCTAAAATTGTAGATACCGCTAAAAATACTTACAATCAATATCCCGAACGCTCCGATAAATGGGATAACTTTCTTGAAATATCTTTAAGTGCGGAAGAAGCACTTTCATTTTTATTTGAGAAAAATCCCGAATCAAATTCGGGTTATTTGATTGATGAAGGTCCGTCAGAACGATTGTATGAAGTTGTGGGTGGTGATGGACACCTTACAAGTTGGGCAAAGAGTTTATTTGATTCTCATAGAGATGGATATAGAAAAGGAATTGCAAATACAGTTCATATTGCAATAAATGTAGAAGAACTTAAAAAGAAAACAACTCTAGAGGAAGTAGTAAAACACTATCCTAAATTTGCACTTGCACTTATAAATTTTCATCGCAGAAGAGATTTATATTATTGGTTGATTGAGCAAGAGGAAGATTATTCTAAAATGGTTCCGAATGAAAATTTGGTATTTCATTTTTATCTTTGGGCTCCAGATTGTGATGGTGGTGTGAGTGAATATCAAGAAATCTATGACAAATTTGATTCTCAATCGTCGGTGGATAATGTAAAATGCAAAACTCAAGGTATTCTAAATCTTACTGGATTAAAGAAAAAAATATCACATAAGTACTTTGTTGAAGCAGGATTCAGTAGTGCTTTGAGGCATTTGTTTAAGTGTTGGAAAAAGGGTAAATTTGAATTGATTGATGCTATTGAAGATTTTCGTGAAGAGATTGTCTGGTTAGATAGTTTGAAACTGGATAATATTCTTAATAAATCTAATCCTCACGCAGGATGTTACTTCCAATCACTTTCTCTGTCGGCAAAAAAATATGGTGTTGGTAATGAAAGTTTGAAAAAAGTTTTAAAATCTATTGATGTTGAATTTGGTAAAGTTAGTAAAGATCCTTTAGATTATTGGTCTGCATTATTTGAAATAAATCCTTTGGATTTTATGAGTAAAAAAAGAAAAGGTAAATTTTTTGATAAAAATACCTGGAAAGGATATGAAATGACAGGGCAACAGTGGTTGGCATTAGAGTCTAAAGGACTTCATACCTATCTAAAAAACTATTCTTTCACTGCAGAAACTGAAGAAGAACTAAAAGACCTGCCAAATCAAAAAGGTAGAGGATATCAGAGATCGGTAGTAAAAAATCAAGAAGAGGTATATGTATCTTTGTTTTTAGGATATATTGAAAGAATGATGGATTGTTCCAATATTGATTGCTCTATGAAACAAATTCCACCCGAAGATAGAGAATATCTTGGAGAAATTGCCTTCAATGAAGGGAGAAAGACACCAGATCAAAAGTATAGTATTATGAAAAAAATTGTTGATGAAATTAAAGAATCGTCAAACCCCTTGATTTCTTCTTTTGCATGAATAAAACCTTCTTGAAGTGGGCAGGAAACAAAACACGGGTTCTGCCCCATCTTACTCCCCATATTGGTAGTCCAAAGCGTTATTGTGAACCCTTTGGTGGGAGCCTTGCTGTTGCACTGAACACATCAGCAGAGCAATACATTCTCAACGATGTGAATAAAGATTTGGTGGCAATCTATCAGAATCTGGTGAATCCAAATGACGATAGCTTCATCCAGTATTGTGAAGAACTGTTCATTCCAGAGAATAATACTAAAGAGTCATATCTTGATTTGAGAGAACACTTCAATCAATCAACAGATTCAACAGAGAGAGCAAGATTATTCATCTATTTGAATCGTCATTGCTTTAATGGACTGTCAAGATACAATAAAAATGGTGGATTTAATGTTCCTTTTGGTAAATATGAAAAACCAACTTGTCCATCTGAAGAGATGATGAAATTTAGGATGTATTTCCTCACCAAACAATTGGTGCGGTTCACATCACTTTCATTTGAAGATTTATCTCTTTATGAAGATTTGGAAGCAGGTGATGTTGTCTATTTTGACCCACCATATGTTCCTGCATCTGATACATCAAACTTCACAAGCTATGCGACTGATGGGTTCACATCAGACCAGCAGGTTAAACTAGCACAACTTGCAGAATCTCTTGCTGCAAAGGGTATTAAAGTGATTGTATCTAATCATGACGTTTCCATCACCAGAGAACTATACAAAAATGCTACAATTTATCCAATTCAAGTGTCTAGAACTATTGCAGCAAATGGTGGAAGTAGAAAGAAAGCAAATGAATTGATTGCTGTCTACTGAGCCCCTTAAAGTGTTCCAGTAGTGTGAGGAGCACACTGCTCCCACAAAAACTATTAAACTTTTGAAATGATGAACGACAAAATCGCACAAATTAAGACCTTCGTCAATGAGAATGTTACCAACGATGTTCTCAAAAAAGTTGGAATCTCTGCAACTATTCTCTTTGTTGTAATTGTTGCACAACTGATGATTCATGAGGTTGTGATGGTTGTGGATGCAATTCCTGTGTTCAATGGTGTAATGCAACTCGTTGGACTTTTCACTTTGATTAACTTTGTTCGCAACAATCTTCTGACTCCCGAACAGCGTCAAGAGTTTGTTGGTAAAGTTCAAAATACTTACAACGACATTGTTGAGTGATAATTGAAGGCATCAATCGGTGCCTTTTTTATTATCTGAGCCCCTTAAAGTGTCCTAGTAGTACAGGAAACAACTAAATGCAAAATATCCACCTTGACCACCCTGAAGATTCTATCTTAACGGGTGACCTTTCGGTTCTTGATTGGTTCTCGGACCCTGATTCTATCATCAGCACCAAAATTGATGGTGCTCCTGCTATTGTGTGGGGAACTAATCCTGCAAATGGTAAGTTCTTTGTTGGCACCAAAGCTGTGTTCAACAAGGTAAAGATTCGCATTGCACATTCTCATCAGGAGATTGATAAGTTCTATGAGGGTAGAGTTGCAGATATTCTGCATCTTTGCTTCAAGTATCTTCCTCGCACCAAAACTATTGTCCAAGGTGATTGGATTGGTGTCGGTGGTTCTGATACCTATCGCCCCAACACTTTGACATATGTCTTCCCAGAGTTTATCTCTCAAGATATAATTGTAGCCCCACACACTGTTTATAGTGGTGGGAATGATTTGCGTGAGGTTGATGCGTATCCTTTGGTTCTTGACCTGCCTAGCACTCAAAATTGTCTTTTTATTCGACCTGAGGTTGAGTTAAACCCATACCGTGAAGATTTGGCAGATGTTGCAGCATTTGCCCGTCAAATGTCCACTCTATGTGAGTTTGTAAGTGCTCGCAAGGCAACACAAATCAAAAAAGCAATCAATGCCTGCATCCGTGAGGGTCAACCCATTGTTGAGGATGAAATTGCAGAAAAATGTGAATGTGACATCAACCTGCTACGGCTTTGGAAGTTGGTTGCATCTATGAAGGATGATTTGTTCTTGTTCATTAAAGAAACCGATGACATTGCTTGTATGATTGGTGATACGTTTGTTTGCCATGAAGGTTATTGCATTACTAACAAATATGGGACTTTCAAGGTTGTTGACCGTGAAGAGTTTAGTTATGCAAACTTCAACATGGAAAAGGTTTGGAGTTAAATAAAATTAAAAAGGAATTGCTTTTGTCTCTATGTTGTGATATAATTTATGGGTAAATATGTGAGGTTTGTTTTGAACCAAGAAAGGCATTTTCACACCGAATCTGAGCGTCGTCAACTAGATGGAGTTCTGCACGATGCTGATGCTAACGGATGGACAATTTCTAAGCACAACCGTATGAAGTCCCGTGTAAATAACCTGCCAGATCTTTCTCTGGTGAGCGATGAGGATGCAGCTGCCTGATAGTTACTGAGCCACTTAAAGTGTCCCAGTAGTGTAAGAAACACACTCAAACATGAAAGCACAAGACCCTCGCACATTGTTTGCTGATGATGAGTTCACTTTCTTTCGTCTCAATCTCCTCAAAGAAGTTGACCGTTTGAGTGTATATCATTCTGATAGGTATCAGAAAGAAAAGGAACTCAAAAAGGCAGATGATTGTCTAACTTATCTGATGAACTATCGTTCACATCAAACTGAGTGGTGATTTATGAAATACACAATCGTTAAGTTTAAGGGTCGGTGGGTGAAAGTTTCCAACAAACTATCACCCCCAACCGAATGGGTTACAATCATCAACAAAGCACATTCAATTCCAAAAGTATGAAAAACTATCGAGATTAGCACGTAATCCTAAGGCAAAGATTGTAGGATGCACAGCAGTTTTCAAGTAGTGCTTACTGAGCCCCTTAAAGTGTTCCAGTAGTGTAAGACAGAAACCCAAAGGAGAAAAATGCAACTCACTTCCAACAAGATGACTGAATTGTTTAGTGATGCTTATTGGCATTGGCGTAATGTATTTTACTTCAGGTTCAATGAGTATAACGACAACATTGACCGTCTTGCTTTTTTTGAAGAACTGAACTACGGTTGGCATCAAATGTATGCTGATGATGAATTTTGGGGGCGATAATCTCTTAAGGTGTTGACCTTTAAAATATGGCAATAAGATTGCTCGCAAGAATCTGACCAAAGAAATGGTGTAAGGAACACACACTTCATTATGCAACTCACTTCCAAAGATGCTAACATGATTGTTGACTTCTATCCCGTAAAGTATGCGGATGGAACTATCAGCAATCGTCTTATTCTCAAAGTTCTGACCTTCTCTAACTGCAAACAATCTATTCGCTACATTACCAAGAAAGATTTCCAGTATGAGGTAGATTCAAGGGTTGAGGGTTATGGTTACATTGTGACTGATATGCACACCGAACCGCAACTGTTCAATTCTGCACTTACCTGTGCCTGCTGATTGCACAATTCAACACTTAAATTATAATCAAAAGAAAATGTCTGCTATTCTGAATCAAATGTCACTGATTAAGACTTATCTTCACAACAAAATGACTTTTACTGAAGCACTGATTGCATCTGGTTATGTTCTCGATGAGGATAACTTTGATGAGGGTTGTTATGTCAAGATTGATGGAAATCATCGGATTCATTGTTATCAGGAGGGAGAGGATGTTGGTGAGTGGAATTATGTCAAAATGACTGAAGATTTTGATGTGATTGAAGAGAAAACGTTCACTCTCTAATGTCTACTGAGCCACTTAAAGTGTACCAGTAGTGTAAGGAACAAACGAAATTCAAAAAATGACAATTCACTTTGCTAATCTCTTCGCTCAGAATACTGATCTCACTAGAGAGTTTGTGACTGATTTCGAGCGTACTTTCAAGTCTAACACCTTTGATAAGTACACCCGAAATGATGGAAAAGTTTATATCAAGCACGGTGTGAATCGTGATACCAAAGTGGATGTATTCTCTGTCGAAGCAATGATTTATGAGTACAAAGGCTTCTGGTCTGGGAGTCAGAAATCATTTGGTAGTTTCGATAACTTTGCCGATGCGATTGATTGTGCTCGTAATGTAACTCTACCACAAGATTGCATCTCCGAAGATGATGCAATGACTCTGATGAGTAAGGGTAACTGAGCCACTTAAAGTGTTCCAGTAGTGTAAGGTTCAAACGAAAAAAGATGATTTACACCTCATTGAAAACGAATCAGGATTATGAGATTGTTCCTGTCAAAGAAAAGCGTCAGAGTTGGGATGATAATGGTCAACCATTCTGGAAAGAATTGACTCAATATAAGATTCTCAAGGATGGAAAGATGGTTCAATTCACATATGATGTTTCACAGATTGCAGAGACTGTTTCATTCTATGAAAACCCAGGAAAAGATATTTCATCCCGTTTTGATTGATATGCTGAAATTGGAATTGACAAATGCTGAGTATCGCGCAATACAATGTGCACTCGAAACATATGTTGATCTAGAACGCGAAAAGTATTCAAAATGCAGTGATGATAAAATCTTCACTGCGACACAACTTAAGATTTTCACTGACTTTCAAGTTCTCTAATTTCTGATGATGAACAACAATCAAAAAGACAATATGTTGGCACTGATTCTTGATGATATTCATGCACAAGTGATGAAACTGACAGATGAGAATCTTCTTGATGATGCTGTTGCATTGTATCAAGAATGGTCCGAACATTTTGATGAATCTGTTCCTGATGTTCATGTTCTCACTATTAATGATCTGACTAATGTCTGACTCTAATCTTTACACTGAAATCCTCAAATCTGAACCCGTGCCTCTTACTCAAGAACAACTCTCCAATCTCCGTGATAATTATGCCCAGATGATTGTGGATGATATGGATATTAAAACTCTGATGATTATGGCCTATGATGTTATCATGGAGAATCTGAATGACTATGATGAGAAACAATTAAAGGAAGAAATTGTAGATTTATATGGTGATGAGATTCTAGAAGATTTGATTTCCTAATGCTTACTGAGCCCCTTAAAGTGTCCCAGTAGTGTAAGCAACAAACCTCAAACAAAAAAAACCAAATGCGTAAGATTGAAAAGCAAATGAATGATGCCATCACTAACAACGAGAATTGGCAAAGTGCTAATACTGTTGTTACCTATGATGAGCAAAATGATCTCTCTACAGTATTTCTTCACGGTAACAAGATTGCAGAGATTGGTGAGACTTTTCTTCGCTTATTCGATGGTGGTTATCAATCAGTAACCACTAAGTCTCGCCTCAATGCTATTCTTCAGACACACGGAGAAGATGGTGATTGTGTATTCCAAAAAGCAGGAGAATGGTTTCTTAATATGAACACTGCTCAAGGATTAACTACCGTTCCTTTCTTTTCTTCGATGCGTCTGGGTTGAGAATGAATAAGACAAGATCTGCAAACTTCTATGCTAACCAAGTGAAGATTCTGATTCTTATTCTAGTCTCTGTGTTGATTGCAAAGTCACCACCAACGAGACAATTTCTCTCTGATGCACTATACACTACCTCGGAGATTATAAGACCTAAGTAACACCCCCAGAGGGTGTTTTTTTTATGTTTTTATTTAATAAATGGTTAAAAAAATATAGCTGAGCGTTTTGTATTGTGTTGATAATGATATGAATTGTGTAGATTGCTGATATGAATTCGTATCATAAAGCTCTTGAAATCTTGTATAAAGTCCTCGAGGACCTTGTATAAAGCCCTCCAAGTCTTGTGATCTTAGCGAGCATAACATAAGGACCGCACTTTGTCAACCCACAAGGTCAAAAATCCCACACATAAGGTCCACAAATTATCACCGTGCCAGATAAATACTCCGACGATTCTTGACATTTCGGCACTGATATCCTAGAATACTCAAGTCACAACAAAGGAGCGAATCATGTCTCTCAGTTATCTTCAGGCCCAGAAGCATCGTTATCGTATCACTCTGGAGATTGAAGCACTTGCAGACTTTAACCCACATCAACTTGATTGGGAGAAACTCTTCAAACTTGAACCTGCAGAAAAGTGTGAGGCATATGTGGAGGACTTGAGTACACCCGACCGTTGGTGAGTAGCAGTTACTGAGCCACTTAAAGTGTAGCAGTAGTGTAAGCAACCGACTCAAAGATGTCTAAGGCACTGATGCTCTCCGCCCTGCGTCAAAGTAACACTGGCACTCAAATCCTTGAGATTCTGAATGCACTCGTGAGCGACGGTGAGGGTAGCGAATCGGGTAATTATGCCGCCGATGGTCCTACCCTACTCCCCGTGGAGTTCTGATACCTTAGAGGCGCTTCTAGGTGCCTCTCACAGTCTTAAATCGTTTCCTCTTAATTAACTCAAATGCTTGCTAATCGTCAAATTTTGATTGATGCTCTCGTCGAGGCAACTATCGAAGGAATGACACCTCTAGATCTAGAATGTGCACTGTCTGATTACCTGCGTGAGAATCTGGAAACTATCAGTGATGAGCAGCTACTTTATGAGTTCCGTTATACGTTCCCCGAAGTGGTAACAGTAACTGAGCCCCTTAAAGTGTCCTAGTAGTGTAAGGGGCACAACCCCACTAAGTTAACCTCTCATTCGTTCTTAAATGACTGCTACTCTCGCAACTGAAACCTACAATGGTTGGGCCACCTTCCAGACCTGGAATGTTGCTCTCTGGATTCAAAATGACCAGGGTCTTAACACTCTCGCATATGAATCTGGTTCTTATGAGAACTTTCTGAGTGTACTCGAAGAGTTGAACATTGTGGCAACTCCTGATGGGGTAAGGTATGCTGACCCCGCAGTGAACGCTATCGAACTCAACACAGACGTGTTCGATTTCTGATGCTTACTGTACTGCCCTTCGTTGATACTTAGGGCAGTCTTATTCGTGTTCGTATTCGGCAGTTATTATGCCGCGTCGTTTATACCGTCGCGCCGCCCTGCCGTATATAAAAACCCCTCACTACCCTAACCTACAGAGGTGACAAAACGCGAGAGAGATATAAAGAATGAAAAAAAAATTTCGCGGAGAAAAAATCATGAGAAAACCCCGACCGTATTGGAATTTCTGGAAGGTAATCTTTGCGGGGTGGTTAATAAGGTATCCGGGGAGATTCTTCGAGGTATTTCGATTTCCTTTGTTTACGGCACTGGGACTTTGTATTATTGTGATATATAATGCAGTATCGAAATAAGACTGAAAGAAAAAAAATTTTCAGATATTTTTTATGAACCAGCAAGTCAAAGTATATCACATATATGCAAAGGATAGGTGTATATTTCATTCTATCAGTGAGGATGAGTTCAGTGTTACATGGAAGACACTGAATAATATGGTAGGCCTACTCAAGACTGAGTATTGTGTAGATGACCTATCATATGAGGAACTCACAGTCAATCGTATGGCAGAATTAAATTCGTCACATTGACAAGACCCTAAATAGGGAGTAAAATTGAACTGAACCCAAATTTCAATTATGGCAAAAGGATTCACAGTAAAAGCAAACCCACCATCTGTTAAGAAATCACAAGAAGAGGAGTGGGATTATACAGCAATTAAGGAGCGGATGCGAGGCAAGTCCATTGTATTCTGTCTTCCAGGTCGTGGATGTTCATATATTTTTCTGAAGGCATTTGTACAATTATGTTTTGATATTGTACAGAATGGAATGAGTATTCAGATTAGCCAAGATTATTCATCGATGGTTAATTTTGCTCGTTGCAAGTGTCTCGGAGCAAATGTATTGAGAGGTCCAAAGCAAGTACCCTGGGATGGAAAACTTGATTATGATTATCAACTTTGGATTGACTCGGATATTGTCTTTGATTCAAACAAGTTCTGGCAACTTTGTGATCTTGCTCTGAATGAAGAAGAGGAGGAGAAGGAGATTGTTGCAGGATGGTATGCCACAGAAGATGGACGCACAACATCTGTCGCACACTGGTTGGAGGAAGATGATTTCCGTAACAATGGAGGTGTGATGAATCATGAGATGGTTGATGGTATTTCAAAGCGTAAGAAGCCATTCACTGTTGATTACACTGGATTTGGATGGGTATTGATTAAGAAGGGAGTTTTTGAGAATCTCGAATATCCTTGGTTTGCACCTAAGATGCAACAATTTGAATCTGGTAATGTTCAGGATATGTGTGGAGAAGACGTATCATTCTGTCTTGATGCTAAGGAAGCAGGTTATGAGATCTGGTGCGATCCTCGGATTCGCGTTGGACATGAAAAAACTCGTATTATTTGAGGTAAAACATTATGGCTTATAATAAGACTACATTTGTTCCAGGAGCGCCTAAAAAGACTCGTCAAGGCCGTTCTTCTCGCACATTGCTTTCAGCAACATCTCGTAATGGAAAGAAGAAGAAGTATCGTGGACAGGGTAAAGGTTAAATAAAACATTCATTTAAAAAAAAAATGAGTTGTCTTATCACCAATCTTCCATCACAAGAAGTATGGGTCCGTAAAGAATATCTTACAGACCATCAGAGTGGGCACGGTGAATTTGTAAAGGGCGTTTGGGTTTCGGCAAAGTCGATTCCTGGACGCGCTTTTTATTTTGAGACATATTTACCAGAATATGCTGCAATGTATGACAAACTACCAATTAGTGCCTTTTTGTCTCGTCCAGAAACTCCAGATCCAGACTTAAACCTACCAAATTTGCAATTTTGGAATTGTATGGATTATGGTGTAGTGAGTATTGATAAAAAATTTATTGGAAGTATGGATTTTGAATGTTATACCCGCGATTATGGCATTCAAAAAGGTACTTATATTTGTACAATCGATAATTATCATCATGATCCAGACTATGTTGATTGGGCTACGAGTGAAAATCCTGCTGAACACAAATCTCATAATCTCATTGAACTGAATAATGGTCAATTTGCACTCTATCCAAACAACAGATTGCGTATTTTTGACAATAGTCTGACACCTGCAGAACCAAAAATACCCGATTTTAAGGTTTCAACACAATATTACCAAGTTGAAAATAGTTATGAGCGCCTTGGAATGGGTAATGAAGATGAATATCACTGGAAGACAGCACAAGAGCGTGAAAATAAATAAAAAATAAGGGATAGAAACCCCTTTAAAAGTTCTGTTCAACCCCTTAAAGGAGAAAACAGATGGCAATTCACCCCAATCCAGACCGCGATTCAAATTATATGAGAGAAATGTGGGGTACAAGTGGATTAATTACAGATTATTGGAGCAAAACACCTGGAGATTTAAAAAAACAAATGCTTCGTGAGATTAATAATGACAATATGACACCCAAAAAGCATGATTTTGCTGTTCAGAAAGAAATTCATGAAAAAATTCGTAATGATAATGACTATGACGACTGGGAATACGGTACAGAACCTATTTTTGGGTGATAAATAAGATAGAATTAGAGCCTATTAATGCCAGCGGAGCGAGTTAGTAAACAATTTAAGGATATTAGCTTGTCTTTACAGGTTAATCCAATATCCTTTGATCTCATTGACATTAAAAATGAGACTGCTATTGCTCGCTCTGTTCGCAATTTAGTGCTAACTTCACCTGGAGAGAGATTTTTTAACCAAAATCTTGGTTCAAAAGTCTCTCAGAGTCTTTTTGAGAATTATAGTGATATAACAGAAATAGAATTGCAGGATGAAATTACAAAAACTATAGAAAATTATGAACCTAGGGTAAAACTTATTGATGTTGATGTTAGTTCTCCATTTGACAGCAATGATTTAAATGTAACTATTAGATATTATATTGTTGGAATAGATGCACAACCTCAACAACTCACATTTGCACTACAGTCAGTACGATAATGTCTCTAGTTAATTTTACAAATTTAGATTTCGATCAAATAAAATCATCAATTCGAGATTATCTAAGATCGAATTCAAATTTTACTGATTATGATTTTGAAGGTTCAAACCTTTCAATTATAATTGATACACTAGCCTACAACACCTACATTGCCTCATACAATGCCAATATGGTAAGTAATGAGGTTTTTATTGATAGTGCGACATTAAGAGAAAATATCGTATCACTTGCAAGAAATATTGGATATGTTCCAAAATCTGTAAGATCTTCTAAAGCAAATATTTCATTTTCTGTAGACATAGCAAGTAATGCATCATTTGTAACTCTTAAAGCAGGAACTGTTTGTAGAAGTGTATCTTTTGGAAACCTTGTTTTTGTATTTTCGATTCTAAATGATATTACAGTACCAGTGGTTAATGGTACTGCAGTCTTTGATTCTATTGAAATTTTGGAAGGTTCATTATTCAAGACTGCATTTACTGTAGATTCAACAAATGTAGCTCAAAGATTCATACTTGAAAACAGAGGAATAGACACCACAACACTATTAGTATCTGTAAGAGATACTGAGGCTTCTAGTTCTTCTAGAAAATATACAAACTCTTCAAGTATCTTAGATGTTACATCTTCATCGAAAGTATATTTCCTTCAAGAAATTGAAGACGAAAGATATGAATTAATTTTTGGTGATGGTGTTTTTGGAACTAAATTGGTAGACCGTAATTATATTGAGGTTTCATATCTGATTAGTTCTGGAGAGTCATCTAATGGCGTTTCAAACTTTACCTTCACTGGAAGATTAGTTGATAGTAATGGAAATAATGTTACTGAAAATATTTCATTAGTAACAACTAATGTAGGTTCTTCTCTTGGATCTAATATAGAATCAGTAAATTCTATTAGAAATTTTGCTCCAAGATTGTATGCAGCACAAAATAGAGCAGTAACTGCTTCAGACTATGAAACAATAGTTGCAAGAATTTATCCAGAAGCAGATTCTGTTAGTGCATTTGGTGGGGAAGATTTACAACCACCACAATTCGGAAAAGTTTTCATATCAATTAAACCAAGATTTGGTTCTTTTATTTCAAATAATGTAAAAGATAATATAAAAAGAGAACTTAAAAACTTTAGTGTTGCTGGAATATCCCCTGAGATATTAGACATTAAGTTCTTGTACATTGAGATTGAAACTAATGCATATTATAATACAAATACAACATTAAGTTCTGAGGCCTTAAAGACTAAGATTTTAGACAATATTAATAAGTATTCAAAATCTGAAGAATTGAATAAGTATGGTGCAAGATTTAAGTATAGTAGATATCAGTCAATTGTAGATAAAACAGATAGTTCCATTACTTCAAATATTACAAGAGTGCAAATGAGAAGAGACTTGAAAGTTTCTCAAAATAAATTTGCACAATATGAAATTTGCTTTAGAAATGCATTCTATGTAAAAAGACTTTCTGGATTTAATATAAAATCTTCAGGATTTAAAGTGAGTGGAATATCTAATACTGTTTATTTTGGAGATACTCCAAATCCAGGTGGAAAGACTGGAAATATATTCTTATTCTATTTGGATTCTACAGGAAATCCAATTAGCATTAAAAAATCTGTTGGTACTATAGATTACAGTATTGGTGAAATAAGAACAACCCCATTAAATATTATATCAACTTCAAAAAATGATGGAGGAACACCAATCATTGAGATATCTGCAATTCCAGAATCTAATGATATTCTTGGAATTCAAGACATTTATTTGCAGATAGATAGTGATGAGAATAAAGGAAATGTGAAAGTTAACGTTATACCAGATAATATTGAGTCTGGTTCAGACACTTCTGGATCAAACTACCTCGTTACTTCAAGTTACTCAAATGGTAAACTAGTTAGAAATTAATAAATGGAAAGCAGAGTAAAGATTAGTTCTATTGTAGAATCTCAATTACCTTCATTCGTTAGGGATTCATACCCTCTCGTATCAGAACTTCTAGGAGAGTATTACAAGTCTCTAGAGGCTAAAGGTTCTTCTTTTGATATACTCCAAAACATAGATCAATATGTCAAGGTTAATAACTTGACAAATTTGGTTGAAAAAACGTCTCTGATAAATCCATTAGACACAATAGATACAACTATAGACGTAAGTTCAACGAAAGGATTTCCAGATACATATGGAATCATTCGTATAGACAATGAAGTAATATTATATAAATCTAAGACAAATACTCAGTTTATAGACTGTCAAAGGGGATTTAGTTCTGTAGTTTCATATGCTCAAGATGACACCGAAGATTTAGTTTTTTCTGATAGTTTAATCTCATCTCACTCTGCGGGCACAAATAATGTAACTAATATAGGATCACTATTTTTAAAAGAATTTTTTAAGAAGACAAAATCACAGTATCTTTTTGGATTTGAGGATAGAGATCTTTTTTCTGGGCTCAATAAAAATATTGCATTAAAGCAGTCTAAAGATTTTTATTCATCAAAGGGTTCAGAAAAGTCTTTTGAAGTTCTTTTTAGAATTCTCTATGGAAAAGATGTAAATGTAATTTTACCAAAGGATTTTCTACTAAAACCCTCAGATGCATCATATAGAGTATCAAGAAATTTTGTAGTAGAACCTATTCAAGGAAATCTTGAAGATTTAAAAAATAAAACAATATTCCAAAATCAGTTTGGATTCATACCAAGGGCTTATGGTACTGTAAATAATGTTAAAAGAAATTTAAGAAATGGTGTATTATACTATACTTTAAGCATTGACTTTGATTTTGATAAGGATATTATTGTTTCTGGATCTATTTTTGGAGATTTAAAAGTAAATCCAAAAACAAAACTTATAGACAATTCAAATGTAAGTTCAACTCAAGAATTTATATTGACAGTAGATTCTACTATTGGATTTGAACAATCTGGAAATCTAGTAGTAACTCAAAATGGTATAGATTATTCTGTAAGTTATAAATCAAAAACTATTAATCAATTTTTGAATTGTACATCATCTCAGGATGTTTTTGTTACTGATGGGTCTGAAGTATCTTTAGATACTTTTGCATATGGTATATCATCAGATGGTCAATCAGAAATAAGATTTAGAATAACTGGAGTATTATCTGAAGTTGACACTTCAGGATCAAATTTTTATTATCAAAAGGGCGACGAAGCTGTTATTGCTAATCTAGGTTTTGTAGGAGATTCTACAAAAGATAATAATTGGAAATTCAATGCTTCAGTATCTTGTGACGTAAAATCTACACAACTTAAAGGAAATGATAGCTATAGAATAGAGACTTTTGATTTTAATGGTATTGAAGATGGAGATTCTATCGAAATAGATTATCTCGATTCATCAAATAATAGATCCGATTTGATTGTATCTGGAGAAAACGTAGAAATTTCAACACAAGATATTCCAGGTTTTACATTTACAATATCTGGAATACCAATAAAAGAAGTATACAAAGTCAGAAGATTAATATCAAAATTTGATAATAATTTTATTGCTAATGTTTCAAATGTTTATAAAGATTTTGATAACAATGTTCAATATGTTGCAGCTTCATCCCTTCCACAATATTCGAGTTCAGATGATTTTGGAAATTCTGAGATTGTATTAACAAATCCATTTACTCCAGTAAATAATGAATTGCAAATAGTTCCATTTGGTTCTAATCATGGACTTTTAACTGGAGATCAAATTACATATTACTCATCTCCAGAAGATAATCCAAATGATGTTGGTCTTGGATCAACTATTGTAAGTGGAACATATTATGTAAAGAGAATTAGCAATGAAGTTATAAAAATTTCTAGAAGTAGGTCTGATATATCAAGAGAAAAATTTTTAGAACCTGCTAAATTTGTTGGAGGTATTGGAAATAACAGTGAACCACTGTATGCAGGAATAATATCATTAAAATCTTTAACAAAAACAGGATCTCAAAGAAGATCAAAAATAGATACACAAAAACTCGTAAGATTATTTTCTTCACCAATTTTTGATGAAAACACATATGAAACAAAGCCTGGTTGCACTGGAATATTTTTAAATGGAGTTGAAATTAAAAACTATAAAACCGAAGATAGAATTTATTATGGTGAATTGGAGAGAATAGATGTAATTTCTGGTGGCAAGAATTATGATATTATCAATCCACCAGAATTAAAGATTCAGTTACCAACACAATTGAGGAATATTTCCGAATCTGATAAAAAACAACTAACACCAAGAGCATATCCAACCATTGAAGGATCTTTAGATAGAATTAATATCATAGATGGTGGTTTTGATTATATTGGAACGCCAATAATTACTATAACTGGAGGATCTGGTTCTGGTGCAAAGGCAATCCCCAATATGATATCTTTTGATTATGAAATAGACTTAAATTCATCAGCAACTAATTCAAGATTAGATTTATCTCTGAATAGAATTGGATTTTCAACATATCACAAATTTAGAGATAGTGAATCTGTAATTTACAAAACTTCAGGCAACACTAATATTGGTGGCCTTTCTACGGACGCAAAATATTATGTAAATGTTATAGACGATAATACAATAACTCTTCATAATAATTTTAAAGATGCAGAAAATGGAATTAATGCAATTAATTTAACATCTTATGGTGTAGGAAATCATAAGATACAGTCCACAGAGAGGAAGCAAAAGATAAATTCTATAAAAATTATTGATTCTGGATCTGGATATAAGAACTCAAAAATTGTAGTTAATTCTTCAGGAATAAGTACATCCAATCGTACATTAAAAGCAAAAAATCTACAATTTAATGACAAAGAAATTATACAGTACAATGGAGTTATTTCTGTTGATGGCGGATATTTGCCATCAAACTTTAATATTGCTGGATTGTCAACATCCAAAAAATACGTTGTAACAACAATAGATGCAGAAACATTTAAATTATCTGAGGTTGGTATAGGTGAAACTGACAAATACTTCTTCTATAATACAAATCAATATGTCGATCTAAAATCAGTTTCTTTCCAAAATTTACAATATTTTCACGAATTCCAAGTAGAACCAATAAAAGTTACTGTTGATGGAATACTTGGCGTATCTACAGTATCGACTGCAGATTTAACTGCAAAAATAGATCCAATATTTTACGGAGAAGTAACTTCCGCACAAATATACTATGGTGGTGCTGGATATGGATCCACAGATTCAATTATAAATTATATTCCACAACCAGAATTTACTTTTGGTAGAATTACTTCAAATGCTATAGCTGAACCTATAGTATCTGAAGGAAAAATTATCGCCGTAATAGTAAATGAGAGAGGATCTGGATATACTTCAGCTCCATTAGTAAAACTTAGAGGCTTTGGTGTTGGTGCAATATTGACACCAATAGTTAGAGATGGTCAGATTAAAGAAATAAAAGTAATAAATGGTGGAACTGGATATGGTAAAGAAACTGTTATTGAAATATTAGATCCCAAAAAAGATTGTGCGATAAACTTTTATCCAAAGTCTTGGCAGATAAATCAGTTTGAACGATTAGTTGTTACTAAAAAAATCAATCCAAATGATGGAATACTGTACAGAGGATTGAAGGAAAGATTTGGAATACAATATACCCATGGGTATGCACCAAGGCCCCTAAGAAAAACTGTATTTTCTAAGGCAAATACCGCATCAGGAATTAGATATGTATCCGATTATCAAAATGATAAAAATTTAGTAAAATATCATTCACCAATTATTGGTTGGGGTTATGATGGAAATCCAATATATGGCCCATATGGATTTAATTCCACGACAGATAAAACTGTAAAGAGAATATCTAGTGGATATGAATTAAAGCAGCAGTTGGGTGCATTAGTTTCAAAGACATTTATTGGAAGATCAAGTTCAGTTCAAAATAGACCACCACTTTCCAATTTTCCAACAGGATTTTTTGTTGAAGACTACGAATATACAAATTCTGGGGATTTGGATATTCATAATGGAAGATATTGTATAACTCCAGAATTCCCTCAAGGCATATATGCATATTTTACAACCATTAGTGAATCTGATAGCTCACTATCCGGATTTAATGGCGATAAGATACCAGTATTTCCATACATTATAGGAAACACATATAAATCAAAACCATTTGAATTTAATTTTGATCCAAATTCAAACCAAGAAGACTATAATTTGGATCAGAATAATATTTTAAGAAATACTTTCTCATTAAATATTGGAAGTAAAACATCCAGATACGAGTATCTTTTAAATAATGAAGACTTAATCACTCAAGAGTCTAACGTAATTAATGTTGAAACTGGAGAAATTGATAGTATAAAGATAATTTCTTCTGGCGATGGATATAAAGTTGGAGATAGTTTATTATTCAATAACAAAGGCACTAATGGTAGTGGTGCTCAGGCTAATGTTAGGAATATTAAAGGAAAGTTTGTAGATTCAATTTCAAATATAACAAACGTTAAAAATAGCGTTGAATTTTATAAAACCAATATACCAAATAAAATAATTGGGTTTGCAACAGAACCACATAAATTAGGTAATGGAAATTTGGTATTATTAAATTCATTATCAAACTATAAAGATAAATTAAACAAACAATTTTCTGTTGGGATAAGAAGTGATAATTTTATCTTAAATCTTGGTGTAGGTGATGCATCTGCTACAGGAATTTCTACATATTTTTATGTCTATGGTATTCTAGACTTTCCCAACATTAGGGAGAATGATATACTGAAAATAGGATCGGAAGATGTTAAGGTTTTAAATGTAGATAAAAAATCTTCTAGAATTAAAGTTCTTAGAGAACAAAATTCTACTGTTTCTTCAGCACATAGTGCATACACTGTACTATATGAAGATCCTAGGAAATTTACCATAAACGTAAACGATGAATTAGAATCTTTTAATTTTAGATTAAACAAAGAATATTACTTTGATCCCGAAGAATCATTGGGAATCGGAACAGTTGGTGCTGGGATTACAATTGCATTCTCAAATCCTGGAGTTGGAGAAACTAGTGTAATAGTTCCAATAAAATCAATTTACATTAAAGATCACGATTTAAGAACTGGAGATAGACTTTTATACAACTCAAATAGTGGAATTGGTATAACTGTATCCAATACAGTAGACATAAATGATGCATTCACTTTAGAAGATAATCAAACATTGTATGTAGCTAGAATTTCTAATGATTTGATTGGTATATCTTCCACAAAAGTTGGATTTGGTTCTGATGGTGATTTCGTTGGCATACAAACAACCAACACAACTTTATATTTTGTCGATCCAGGTTCTGGGAAAAATCATAGTTTTAAAACTATTTACAATGATGTTTTATCTGCATCATTGACATCAAATATAGTTACAGTTTCAACAGGATTAACTCAGATAAATTTGAAAGAAAATGATGTCGTTTATTTGAATGCGAAAAAGAAAGATACTTTGAATTTTTCAGTAAAATATGATACAAACAATAGAAGATTAGTTATTAATGAAAGACAGTTTTCAAATTCTGATGTTAGTGTTTTGAATGATACCATAAGATTGGAGAATCATGGTTATAATCAAGGCCAAAAAGTCATATTCAATTCATCAAATTCTCCATCAGAGTTAACATCTTCCAACAATTATTATGTAATTGTTTTTGATAAGGATCATATTAGGCTATCGACTTCAAAATATAACACAATTTCTCCAAATATAAAAAATATAGAATTTTCTTCTCAATTTGATGGTTCTATATCACCAATAAATCCACCTATAATGGTCGAAAAGGATCAAAAAGTACTTTTTGATCTTTCAGATTCTTCATTATCAAAATCTACTGGATTTGGTAGGACAACTTCATTTGAATTTATAATTTATGCAGATAATAATTTTAAAAACGATTATTTCCCAATAAATTCTAGTGGTGTATCAAAAATATTAAAAAACAATTTTATAGGATTTAATGGAGCATCATTATCATTTACTGTAGATGAAGAGTTTCCTAAAAATTTATATTATAATTTAAAACCATTAAATTCTGCAGATAATTCTCAGAAGAATATATCAAATGATCTAGAGGTTGATAATTATAATAAAATATCATTTGTTGATTCAAAATTAAGTGGTAAAAAAGTAGTTATTGGAGTAACTACAAATACATTTAAATTTAGCGACATATACTATCCAGATTCATCATTTAATGGATCAAATTCATCTGTAGATTATTACACTACTTCCAAAACTGAAAGTGGACCAATAAATGAATTTACAATAACTTCTGGTGGAAAATCCTATACAAAACTTCCATATGTCGAAAGAATAGTTTCTGCTGGTGGAACTGATGCAATTTTAATTCCACAATCAAAAACAATAGGAAAAATTCAAAAGGCTGGAATAAAGGACATTGGAGCAAATTACTCTTCGGATAAAACTTTACTTCCATTATTAAAGTTCCCATCAATATTGAGAATTGAACCTTTAACTTCAATAGAATCAATTAAAGTTATTGAGGTTGGAAAAGATTATTCAACGAATCCAAATTTAATTTTAATTGATGGATTTACCAAAAAAGTAGTTCCAGACGTTCTGTTTAAGTATGATCCAGAAAAAGATTTTGTTGAGATTTTAAGAAATACTAAAGGAATCTATAATGCAACACCAAGATTAGTTCCAACAAATAATAGTAATGGAGTGGGTATTTTAAGTATTGAATATGATCAACTAACAAAATTGGTTACTTTATTCTTATCCAGACAATTTAGTACTGCAGAATCTTTCCCATTTAAAGTTGGCCAAAAAGTTTTGGTTGAGGGTATATCAATAAAACCAAATCAAAATTCTTCAGTTACTACTAAAGGATATAATTCATCAAATTATAATTATTCATTATTTACAATTAGTGCTATTAATCTATCTCTTGGTGGTTCTGGTGCATTTATAAAGTATTCAATGGCAAATTTATTAGGATCCTCAGAAATTACTGGCGAATTTGATGTTGATAATTCTGCAGGAAGAGTTATAAGTGAGGATGATTTTCCAAAATTTGACATAAAACTCAAAAAGAATGAGTTTTTCATTGGAGAAACTGTTACGATGGACGATTCTGAAGGGATTGTTCAAAAATTTGAAGAAATAAATGAATATTTGACAGTAAAAACAAAGGATAAGTTTTTTGCAACCGGACTTTTACTTGGCAAGAGTTCAGATTCTTTAGCCGCAGTTAGAGAAGTGCTTGAGTATGAAACAACATATTCTATAGATTCGTCTTCAGTAGTTACTGAAGGTTGGAAAAATAATACTGGATTCTTAAATGATAATTCTCAGAGATTGCAAGATAGTGATTATTATCAATTATTCTCTTATTCATTGGGATCTGAAGTAGAATTTAATGATTGGAATAGTATTGTTTCTAATTTAAATCACACTTTAGGATATAGAAGATTTGGAGATCTTCAATTAAATTCCACCATAAATACTGAATTTTTAACAGACCAAAATGAAGGTGATGTTAGTGCACTAGCTGATCTAACTAGTATAACTAATATTGATGCAGTTTATGATTATGATTTGGCAACAGAGAATTCTTTCCTTGTTGAAGGAGTTCTTACTAGCGATGAGATTACATTTGATTCTGTATTTTTACTTGATTTTGCAGAGTCTAAAGGAAACAGAGTATTGTTAATTGATAATATAAGTTCTCAGTTTAATACGGCTACAACAGTATCAACAACAGTAACTACATTTAGTATTTAAAAATGGCAAAAGTAAGATCAAGCAAATTATATTTAAATGTAAGAGATGATAGAGATTTTGATAGGAGACAATCTTCTATCATAAATTTTTTGACTGATGGAAATGAACTATATTCAAATGAATATGGCAAAACCTTTACAAAAGATGAAATTGGTAGTTTTGGTATTGATAGAACTGTTGTTAATGGTGAGGCATCAGTAAATATTAATTTTGTTCCTATAGATGGTAGACTTACAGAATATACTTATGGATTTTTAACATATGATACAAAAAAAGAAGTTGCTGTTGGTTCTGAAGAATATTTTTTTGGAAATACTGTGAAATTAGAATCTAATTCTACTAGTGTTTCTGCTGGAATTGGGACTACTATAACCCTAGCAACTATTGATGCATCAACATATACTTCAGCAAAAGCTTACATTTCTATACAATCTTCAGATGACTCAATTTTTGAATGTAATGAGATAAATTTAGTCCACAACGGATCTGAAGTATATTTCTCAGAATTTGGTAGAATTACAATTTCTAGTGATATTGACATTCAAACTGATGGGATAGGCACATATTCTGCAGATTTTAATGGTAGCGATATAGACATTTTATTTTATCCAAATTTAAATTTAGATTATCTTACGTCATCTACAATAGTTTCAATTGCAAATACTACAAAAACAGTAACAAATAGCAAAAGACTTGTTGGTGGAGATTTTGAAACAGAAAATGTAGGATTAGCTTCAACAACAAATCCTGTACCTACAGCACTTTTTAACTACAGTGCAACCTATAATTATGCATACCTGACAGTACAGATAACAGATGTTACAAATAATAGAATTCAATTTTCTGAAATTGTTATTTTAAATGGTGAGGTAGATTCTAGAATTATTGAATATGGCGTTGTTTATAGTGATGTTTTATTGGGAACTTTTGAATCAAACTCAGCATCAATTACAGAGTTAATCTTTACTCCTATAGAGGATGTACAGTTAGAGTTTACGATATTAAAAAATTTATTAACAAATGCAAATTTTGGTGATATTGATGCTTCGATAGATCTACTTAGTGGTGCAGTTAATAGTGGATCTACTCTATTATTGAGTCAAGGACTGTCTAGAGATTTTAATTTAACATATAATAATGTTCCAATTTTTGAAAGAAGATTTAATGCCCAACTTCAGTCAACTGCAACTAACCCAGCAAGTGTTGATTTAGATAGAAATGTAATATATTTGCCAAGTCACTTCTTTGTTAGTGGTGAAAGAATAGATTATGAGCCAGAACCATTCAAGTATATTGAAATTGTTACTGCAACAACGACATCACCAGTAAATTTAGGAGATACTTTAGTACAAATCGATGATACTAGTATTTTACAAGTAAATGATTATATTCTTAACAACAATGATTATATTAAATTGACTGGTGTTGGTGCAAATTCAGTTTCTTTAGCAGGAACAATAACTCAAGCAATATCTTCTGGAGTTGCTGTAACATTTTCCAGACTATTTGATGCAGAACTTCAATTTGGAGAAATCAATAATATAAGCGCAATTCCAATTGAAAATACCTTTATTGTTGGAGTTGGAGTCACAAATAAACTAAGTGGAGAACTTTATGCATATAAGTTAGACGATAATTTTATTGGTTTTGCAACTTCACCAACTGATGCACTAAGTTCTCCACCAAATTTAATCAAATTTATAGACCTTGGCATTGGAATTAATCACTTTGTTAGATCTTTTGACCAAAATTCAAAATCATTGATACTCATTGATAATATAGTACAATCTCCAGTAGTTGCAACAGCAATTACATCATCTCTTGCTGCAGATTTAGGTATCATAGACACTACTTTGGCATTTAGTGGTATAACTTCATTCTTTAGTGGAGACCTAATTCAAGTAGATAATGAAATAATGAGAGTTATTGCTGTTGGAACTGGAGTAGCAGGAACTTCCGTAAGTGTTATTAGACCATTTTTGGGGACAGTTTTAGATGAGCACAGTCAAAATGCAACAATAACAAAATTAAAAGGAAATTATACTATCAGAAAAAATGTACTTCATCTTGCAGAAGCACCATTTGGTCCAATAAAAGATGATGTAAATGGTGATGTTGATATAAGATCATCATTCCAGGGAAGAGTATTTTTAAGATCTGGTGATATATTGACTGGAAGGAGTACTTATGATACAAATTATGTTTTTGATGATATTAGCGAACTTTTTGATGCGAAAACTAAAGATTTTACTCTAACTTCAGAAAATCAAAGTGTTACAGGATTTTCTACTCAAGCTGGAGTAGTTTTGATCAATAATGTCTTCCAAATACCACAAGACGATTATAATTTTACAGAGAATTTAGGACAAACTGAAATTAATTTCACGGGTACAGCAACATCTATTCGATATGATGTAAATAATGCGTCAATACCAAGAGGTGGTGTAATTGTTGCTGCAGCTACAAGCAATGGATTTGGATATCAACCTTTGGTTTCTGCTGGAGGAACTGCTATTGTCTCCCTAGCAGGAACTATTCAATCAATTAGCATAGGAAATAGTGGTTCTGGATATAGATTTGGTTTGCAACCAAATATTAATGTTGGTGTACAAACTTATAGTGGTGGTACTCCAAATATAGAATTTATTGGAACTGCTGCAGTAAGTAATGGCAATATCGTAAGCATTTCTATAACAAATCCAGGTTCAGGATATACATCAACAAACCCACCAGAGGTTGTATTTGATGCACCATTAGCATATTCAAATTTAAACCTGAGCGTAGACTCTGGAATTGGAACAGAAGCTACTATTGACATTGTAGTTGGTCAAGGATCTAGTGTTATTGATTTTAATATTAAAAACTTTGGTTATTCTTATGATATTGGAGATGTTTTAACTGTAGAGAGTGGTGGAAGCACTGGTATACCTACAGATAGTTCACTACCATTCGAACCATTTCAACTAACGGTTGAGAGAGTTTTTGTTGATGATTTTAGTGGATGGTCTTTGGGTGAACTTGAGCCATTAGATCCATTAGATGATCTGTTCAATGGTGATAGGGTAACTTTCCCAATACAAAGAGATGGTAATAGATTTGCGATCATCAAAAGAAAAGGTAGAAATATAGATTTAAAAGCGGTATTGTTGATATTCATCAATGACATTCTTCAAGAACCAGATGTTGCCTACAGATTTGATGGTGGAAGTACAATAACTTTCACAGAAGCTCCTAAAGAAGGAGATAAAGGAAGAATATTATTCTATAAAGGAACCCCCGGAATAGATGTAATAGATGTCGATTTACTAGAAACAATACAGATTGGTGATAAAGTTAAATTGGTTGGAGATAAGACCAATCTTGTACAAGAACAAAGATTGGTTACTGATATTATTTTACCAGATGTCTTAGAAACAAATCCATATATTTCTGATGGAATTGTTAGTGATAATTCTTTTAGAAGACCAATTAATTGGTATAGACAAAGAAATGATTTAATAGTTAATAAAGTTGAAGCAAATAAATCAAGAGTAGTTTATGAACCATACATAAATCCTGAATGTAGGATTATTGAATCTGTAGGAATTGGAACAACTCAAATATACGTAGATTCTGTTAAGACTATTTTTGATCCTGAGAATGAGGATTTGCAGTCAGATTCTCCAATATTAAGAACTGTTCAAATCATAGATGATAATCCATTAGTTTCAGCAGCTGCTACTGCTGTTGTTTCTATTGCAGGAACAATTGAGTCTGTGGTTGTATCTCGGGGTGGTGTTGGGTATAGTACCAGTGCCTTAAAACCAGAAATTTCTGCATCTATACAATATCCAGTAGGAGCTGGTAAAACGGGAGTAGCTAAATTGAAAACTAATTTAGTTTCTGGATCTATAGATTCTATAGATGTAGTTTCTCCTGGATTTGGTTATAGTCAATCAAATCCACCAAAAATCTTAATTGAAGAGAGAAGTACAAAGTCAACATTGATTAATAATGTTTCCTACAGGGGAGACTTTGGAATAATAACTGGAATAGGAACTACAAATGTCGGAATTTCTACAGGACTTGTTTTTGATTTACTAATTCCAACATATTCATATCTTAGAAATTTCAACGTAAATGCACCAACAACTACGGTGAGTGGAATTGGATCTGGATACTTTTTCAAGGTTTCAAATTCTAATGTAGGTTCTGGACTTACAAGTTTCAGACAAGATGGTTCAATAATTGGTATTGGAACTAATTATATTGACAATATATATCAAGCAATTTCAGTTTCCTTTGCTACTACATCAGTATTTGGTGAGAGTGATCCAAAAAATATTGCTAGAGTGACTGTTAGTGTTTCTGATACATCTAATTTAAATTCTGTCCTTGGCTCTGAGACATATTTTGGTGATTATAGTTGGGGAATAATAGAAGTTCCAAATACTATAGACAAGCAATATGATGTTTATCCAGAAAATGGAGTGATTGGATTGAATACAACACCACTTATTAGAAGATTTAACCGACTTAGATTTGCCAGCTATACTGATACATAAATTAGTTAAATAAATATAGAAAAAAGATATAAATCAATGTCTGCTATTATAACAGATCAATTCAGAATTTTGAGTGCTGATAATTTTGTTTCTTCGGTAGGATCTACCTCAAATTCATATTATGCATTCGTTGGATTGACAAATTCAACAGATTACAAGTCGGATTGGGAAGATCTTCCAAGATCTCCAGTAGACTCTTTTGATAACTTTAATGATGTGTGGGATACGATCATCGCACTTAAAAAAATAAGTGCCGGTGATGTAAGAAAGGTCATCAGAAAAAATACTTGGGAAAGTGGAACTACTTACGACGCATATAGACAAGATGTAAGTAGATTGAGAAGATCAAACCCAAGTGATAGGACGAGTTTATATGAATCAAATTATTATGTAATTAATAGTGATTTTAGAGTTTATATGTGCCTTTCTAACGGATTTGATCCAGATAACATTGATGGAAAACCTTCTCTGGACGAACCACGTTTTACAGACTTAGAACCAAGAGCTGCTGGTGTTAGTGGTGATGGATATATTTGGAAATATATGTATACAATAAAACCAAATGAGATTGTAAAATTTGATTCTGTAGATTACATCGTAACGCCAATAGATTGGGAAAATGATACTGATAATGCTGCAGTTAGAGAAAATGCAAACCCCGAAATTAGTGGCCAAATAAAAGTTGCCTTTATAACAAATAGGGGAAATAATCTTGGAGCAGCAAAAGTATATGAAAATGTAAAAATTGTTGGAGACGGTTCTGGTGCTTCAGCAACCATAGTTGTTGGAACAGATGGTACAGTTGAAAGTATTGATGTTATTGAAGGTGGAACTGGTTACACATTTGGTAGAGTTGATATAGAGTCTGCTGGAATAAACGGAGATATAAATCCAACCTTTGATGTAATTATTCCACCACTAAAAGGTCATGGATTTGATGTATATAAAGACCTCGGTGCAAAAAATGTTTTAGTTTATACTAGAATTGAAAATGATAATTTAAATCCAGATTTTGTAGTTGGAAATAAGATTGCAAGAGTTGGAATAATAAAAAATCCAGAAGTATCAAACAGTTCAATAGTTTTAACTTCGGATAAAGCAAGTGCATCTTATGCACTTAAATTGACAGGTAACTTAAGTAATGCAACATATGAACCAAATTCAAAAATAGTTCAAGAAGTTGGAACTGGCCAAACTGCTGTTGGTAGAGTAATTTCTTTCGATAAAACAACTGGTGTTTTAAAATATTGGCAAGATAGAAGTATGGTTGGATTTGATACCGGAGCCACTACTTTGACATATGAGCCAGAGTATGGTTACGTCCAATATAGATTTTCTTCTGAGGGGGGTTTAATCGTTGGAGAAACTTCAACATTAGGTATCCAAACTACATTCACGGGTGTAAGTACTGCTATAAATAGTAAGACATATAATCTGGGACAATCCTTTACACAAGGTATATCCAACCCTGAAGTTAAAAAATATTCTGGAGAAATGATCTATATTGATAATAGACCTTCTATTACCAGATCATTAAACCAAAAAGAAGATATCAAAGTTATTTTGCAATTCTAATTAAGAATTATGCCACAAGAAACGAACCTCAACGTATCCCCTTATTTTGACGACTTTGATAAGGATAAAAATTTTTATAAAGTCTTATTTAAACCAGGATACCCAATTCAAGCTAGGGAACTTACATCTTTGCAATCAATATTGCAAAATCAAATTGAGCAGTTTGGAACAAATATATTTAAAGAGGGTGCTAAGGTAATTCCCGGTCAACTAACATATTTTAGCAATTTTTATGCGGTAGAAATTGAAGCAGAATTTTCAGGAATTCCAGTTTCACTATACTTAAATAATTTAGTTGGAAAAGTAATATATGGAAGATCTTCTGGAGTAAGAGCTAAAGTAAAAAAGGTTTTAACTTCAAATCAGTCAGAGAGAAATAATATAACTCTGTATGTAGATTATCTAGAATCTTCTACACAAAATTTAGAAAGTAGAGAATTTTTTAATGGAGAGGTTCTTCTTTCAGAAACAACAATTTCTTTTGGAACTTCGTTTATTTCTGCAAATGAAGGAATTTGTCAGACTTTATCGACAAATGCAACCTCAACTGGATCTGCATTTGGATTATCAAATGGAGTATATTTCTTAAGAGGAACTTTTGTTCAGGTATCTGATCAGATATTAATTTTAGATCAATATGATAATAAACCAAGTTATAGAGTTGGACTATCTATAGATGAGCAAATAATTAATGCAGATCTCGATGACTCTCTGAACGATAATTCTCAGGGATTTAGTAATTTTTCTGCACCAGGTGCAGACAGATTAAAAATAGAAGCAACTTTGTCTAAAAAGGACATTAACGATTTTGACAATACAAATTTTGTTCAGTTAGCAACAGTTCAAGGTGGAGTTCTGAGAGAAATTAATAATAATGGTGATCTAAATTTCTTAGGTGATGAACTTGCAAGAAGAACATTTGACGAATCTGGACACTATTATGTAAAATCATTTAATACACTCTTAAGAGAAAGTTTGGATAATGGAAATGGAAACGGTGGAATATTTGAAGAAAATCAATTAACTTATGGCGGATCAAAGCCAGCAGAGTCTTTAGGAATATACAAAATTAGTCCTGGAAAAGCATATGTAAAAGGATATGAGGTTGGTTTTGAAGGGCCAACATTTTTAGATGTACCAAAACCAAGAACCACAAAGACTTTAAAGAGTCAAAGCGTCAACTTTGGTTATGCTCCAACATTTAATGTTAATAATTTAACAGGTTCTCCACTAATTGATTTTAACACCTCTACTGTTGTAAGTTTAAGGGATTTAAAGGTAGGAACAAATCCGAATGTTGCTCAAGGCAATGAAATTGGACAAGCAAGAGTATATGATTTTTATTTGGATGAGGGAACTTATACTGGAAATTTAGCTAATAATAAATGGAATCTTTCGCTTTATGATTTAGAGACATATTCAGTATTAACTTTAAAGGAACCAGTAACTTTAACAACTCCAGTTTATGTTAAAGGAAAGTCAACTGGAGCAACTGCATATCTTAAGACCAGTGTAACAAATTCAAGTACAATAACAATCTATCAAATAAATGGAAAGTTTTCTGAAAAAGAAATAATTGAATTTGGAAATGCTGATCAAGATAATAACGAAAGATTTGTAGTTGATATTAGAAATTATGATACTTCTGATGTAAAATCAGTATTTTCTACTGGTTCTGGAATAACATTTTCTGCAGATGTAATTCAACTGCCAAATCTTGTTCTTGGAAATGCTACCATTACCTCAGCAGCTGCAGGAATATCTACTGTTAGAGTTCAAGGTCGTAGAATAAAAAATAAATTAAGGGTTGGAAATATTATAAGATGTGGAAGAGCTGGGATTAGCACTTTTACATTTAGTAGGGTTGTTAGTTTTAATGATGATAAAAATGAATTTGAAATTGAGGCAGTTGAAAATGTTGGAACAGAAGTTTTCGGTGAACTTCCAACTCAAGAAGTTTCTGTAGTAGACTTGGCTAGATGTGGATCTATTATACCAGCCATTCCATCTAGTGGAAATATTGCTCCAGATACAACACTGTTTAGCATTTTACCAAAGCAAAATGTTTCTTCAGTTTCCTTAGAAAAGTCTCAAATAACAATAAGAAAACAATTTACTTCAATATCAATTACAAATGGATCCACTGGAAACATTGATTGTGAAACTAATGAATTATTCTTACCTTTTGATGAAGAAAGATATACCCTGATAAGAAGTAATGGTCAAATAGAAAGATTGTCTGCGGACAAGCTAGAATTTGTTGCTGGAACAGGAAATAGAAGAATTAAGTTTAATAATCTTTCTGCAGATGATACGGGAGGTATACTTGTTGCCTCTGTGAGAAAAACTTCAATAAAATCAAAGGCCAAGAAAAAGAAAGTAGTAGATAGCATAATAATTGATAAATCATCAAATTCAGCATCAGGAACAGGAAGCGATACTTTAAATGATGGATTGGTTTATGGAAACTATCCATACGGAACTCGAGTTCAAGATAATGAAATTTGCTTAAATTATCCAGAAGTTAGAGTTTTATATGGTCTTTTTGAATCGAATAATTCATCAAACCCAGAAGTTCCTTCTGCAAATCTTGGTTCCTTAGATGGGCCAACTGCAACCACCGAAGACATTATTGTTGGTGAAGTTATAGTTGGACAAACTAGTGGTGCCAAAGCATTATATGTTGAAAAGAAATCTAGCAATAGTGTGGGGTATATTTATCAAAATTCTACAAATTTCATTTCTGGTGAAATAGTTGAATTTTCAGAATCTAAGGTAAGGGGTGTAATTAATAATATTAACGTTGGAAGCAAAAATATTATTGATAATTATATTCTGGATTATGGTCAAAAATTGTCATATTTTGATTACTCAAAAATCATAAGAATTGACAATGCACCAGCACCTTCAAGAAAGTTGAAGGCAGTTTTTATGAGATTTTTCTATGACATTTCCGATGATGGTGACATTACTACAGTAAATTCTTATAATTCATTTGATTATAATTCAGATATTTCTTCAATAGATGGTACTAGACTTACAGATATTATTGATTATAGACCAAGAGTATCTGATTATACTGTAACTCCAAATACTAAATCACCTCTAGAATTTGACGGTAGAAAATTCGATAATTCTAGACACAGTGCAAAAAATGTAATTTCTCCAGAAGAACCTTTGATTTTGGATTATTCATTCTATCTCCCAAGAATAGATAGAGTTTATTTAACAAAGGATAGGTCTTTCGTTGTAAAATTTGGAAATCCATCAGAAAATCCAGTTTTACCAGAAGATGTCTCTGGTGCAATGAACATTGCAAACATTTATTTGCCCGCATACTTGTTTAATACATCAGATGCTCGGGTCGAATTTGTATCTCACAAGAGATATCAAATGAGAGATATTTTTAATTTGGAAACTAGAATTAAAAATCTTGAGTATTACACATCACTTTCACTTTTAGAATCAGCAACTCAGAACCTGTTTATTGATGATGGGACAGGAACTGGAGGCAATAAGTTCAAATCCGGATTCTATGTAGATAATTTCTCATCATTACTTGGACAAGATTTATCTAAGGGTGCTAAGAATTCAGTAGATACCAGAAAGGGTGAGTTAAGACCATCACACTATACTACTAATATTAATCTGGAAATAGCTAATACTACTATTCCAGGTATAGGAAATACAACACAATTAAGAAATTCTAAGAGATTCTCTACTATTCTTGGATCAAGTACAAAGAGAGTTGGTGATGTTCTTCTTTTAGACTATTCTGAAAAATCTTGGTTGAAGCAACCTTTCGCAACAAGAACTGAAAATGTTACTCCATTCTTTGTAAAACTTTGGGAAGGGTCCATTCAAATTAATCCATCAGTTGATGTTTGGGTTGATACCAAGAGAATGGAAGCTAAAAATGTTGATCTTGAAGGTTCATTCCTTGGTGTTGCAGAGGCATTGAGGGCAGAAATTCAAACAACAGAAGACGGAGAAAGACTTGGAGTAAGTCCAGTAATATGGAATTCTTGGGAGACTACTGGAGTAGATCTGGATAGAAGATTTGAAACTAGTTCTTCATCATCAAGTGGTTCTAGTGTTGGTACTAGACAAGGAACTCTCGCAGAATTCAATCAATTAAGAGGTAGAAATAGAACAACAGCAGTTCCAAACTTTAGAGTGGAAGAGGTTACAAGTTGGAGTACAACAAGAACTACAACAAACACATTTGTTGATATTGACTTAGACCAGAGAAGAAGTGGAGTACAGTATACTGTAAATGAATCAATAGACACAGAATCTTTAGGTGATAGAATTGTCAGAAGGGATGTTGTTAATTTCTTACGCTCAAGAAATCTTGAGTTCATTGCAAGAAGATTGAAGCCATTCACTAGAGTCTATCCATTCTTTGATGGTTCTGCAGTTTCAAAGTATTGCTTTAGCAAATTAGTTGAAATTGAAATGGTTTCTGGTTCATTCCAGGTTGGAGAAGATGTTTCAATTATATTGGAAGATAAAAAACCATATAGAGTAAGAGTTGCAAAATCCAACCATAAGTATGGTCCATACAATAATCCAACAGATACTTTTGACAGAAATCCATACAATAGAAATGAAACAATTCCTGCAAACTATTCTTCATCAAGCACAATATTGAATATTGACACTGAGTCTTTATCAGATTTTGCAACCTCTGCACTAAGAGCCAATATATCTAAGGGTGCAAGAATTAGGGGTTTAACTTCTGGTGCTGAGGCAACAGTTACTGATGTTAAACTTGTAACAGATAGAGTAGGTACATTAATTGGTTCATTCTTCATTCCTGGTGGAGTAAATGATCCTAAATTTGAAACTGGAAGAAGCAGATTAAGACTTACCAGTAGTTCAACAAATTCCAGAATACCTGGAGTAGTGACTACATCTGCAGAAGAAACATTCTATTCTGAAGGCCAAGTTGATACATATCAACAAACAACACTTTCATTAAGAAATGCTAGAGTTGATGTTGATGATACTTTTGAAGAAGATAGAACCCTGAGTGATAGTGAACTTGTAGATTCGAGAACTTCAGTTTCCAGTTCTTCAAGTTCTAGACTGACTGGTGTATACAGAGATCCTCTTGCTCAATCATTTGTGGTTGATGATAAGACTGGAGTATATGTTACAAAACTGGACTTGTACTTTAGAACTAAGGATGAGTCTCTGCCAGTAACAGTTCAAATTAGAGAAGTTGAATTGGGAACTCCTTCACAGAGAATATTAGCATTCTCTGAAGTAGAACTTTCTCCAGATAAAGTAAATCTTTCTGAAGATGCTTCTGTAGCGACAACATTTACTTTCGAATCCCCAGTTTATCTGGAAGGTCAAAGAGAATATGCAATAATTATAATTTCAAACTCAAATGAATATAATTTGTGGATTTCTAGATTGGGTGAGTCTGATGTACAAACATTAGGTTCTGAAAGTGGTCAGGTTCTTGTAACAACCCAAAGACTGTTGGGTTCACTGTTCAAATCCCAAAATGCATCAACTTGGACGCCAAGTCAATATGAAGATTTAACATTTGATTTATATAGAGCCGACTTTAAATCTACAGGATTCACAGAATTCTTTAATTCAGATCTTGATGATTCTAAAAATATCATGACTGCCAATCCTTTGACAATATTCTCTAATAGTGAGAGAATTTCTCTCTCATCTACAATAACAAGTACAGAGATTTCTATTGGTCAAACAGTTACACAAAATCTCGCCGGATTATCAACCGCTACTGGTTATCTGGTTGGTTTTGCTGGAAGTGCCTTCTCAACATTAGGAATCATTACTAGTGGAATTGGTTATACTGGTACAGATTTTACATATAATAATGTTGCCTTGAGGAGTGTAACTGGAACTGGATTCAATGCGACTGCAGACATTACCATTAACAATGGTGGAGTAGTCGCAAGTGGTGCAACAATAGCGAATGGTGGAAATGGATATGTTATTGGTGATGTTTTAGAACCAATATCTATTGGAGCTTCTTCTCTTGGAAGTGGAATGAGATTCAGCGTTTCTCAAGTCAGAGGAAATAATGAATTGGTTATTGATAATATTCAAGGTAAATTCACAAATAATGAGCCAATTAAATTTATAAATTCTTCAGGTATTACTACCGACTTTACAAATGTTGGAGTTGCACTTTCAATAAGCAACATCTCAACCTTGAGTGATGGTGATCATATTAAGGTATTCCACAGAAATCATGGAATGCATTCATCAACAAACATCGTTAGAATTTCAAATATCGAATCTGATATTGAAAAGCAGACTTTACAAGCAGTCTATCCATCAGAATCTGGTGTAGAAAATACTATCTTTGTTTCAAATACTAGTATATTTGCAACATTTGAAAATTATCCCGTTGGACCAACCAACAAAGGATATATTAAAATAAATGAAGAAATACTAAGTTACACTGGAGTAACGGCCACAACTTTAACTGGTGTGGAAAGAGAGGTTGATTTTACAAAAGGATATGGATATAGAATTGGCACACAAGTAGAAAAATATGAAGTTGGTGGCGTTTCTCTGAGAAGAATAAACACAGATCATGACCTTTCTGAAGTTACAATTGCAAATCCAATAACCATTGATACCTATTACATTAAGGTTGATATGTCAACTAATGGAACTGATAGAAGTGTAAACACTGGATTTGGAAAACTTAAGTTCAATTCTACTAAGAATATTGGTGGAACAAAATCTGATGCATCTTATAATGTTCAATATGAAATGATAATTCCAAATATAACTCAAACTACGCCAACTGGAACAAGTATTTTAACATCCTTAAGATCTGTTACTGGAACAAGTTTGGGTGGCAGTGAAGTTTCTTTTGTAGACAGTGGTTTTGAAGATATTAGTAATGCAAAAATGCAGTATTTCAATTCACCAAGACTTATTGCTTCTAGAATAAATGAGGAGAATTTCCTCCCAGATCTTCCAGGAAATAAGTCTGCAAATATTGCAGTTAAAATGTTTACTTCAGATAGTAGAATTAGTCCAACTATAGATTTGTCAAACATTTCCTTGACTCTTGTTAGCAATAGGATAAACAATCCTATTCAAAATTATGCAGATGACTCTAGAGTCAATACTATAGAACAAGATCCACATTTGTTTAGATACATTACAAACCCAATTTCTCTGGAGAATCCAGCATCTTCAATAAAAGTTATTCTTGATGCATATATCCCAAATTCAAGTGATATTAGAGTTCTTTATTCTATTGGAGAGGGTAGCGATAAATTTGTTCTTTTCCCAGGATATTTAAATATTGATTCAAATGGAACCATAATAGATCCATTAAATAGTGATGGAAATCCAGATAAGAAGCCTGTCAAATTGGACCTGAATGTTGGAAATCCAAAAATTTCCGACTACAAAGAATATACATTCTCAACTGATCTTCCAACATCCTTTGACAAATTTAGAATTAAGATAGTTGGTTCTTCCGAAAATCAGGCTTATGTACCAACAATAAGAAATCTGAGAGTAATTGCTTTAGCATAATATGTCATTAATACCAGTAGAAGGATTTGAGTCTCTTCACAGAGACTCAAATACAAACGCAATAGTAAATACAAATAAGCAAGAATATGAAGCTTATTTGGCTAGAAAAAATACTAGTAAAAATCAAAAACAAAAAATTGATAGTATGGAAGATGAATTAAAGAATGTAAAAACTGAATTGGATGAAATAAAGTCTATGTTAAGGGTTCTAATAGATAACCATTCATAAATATTTTTATACTAGAATATAAGATATATGGCGCAACCAGCTTCTAGACAACAATTAATAGATTACTGCAAAAGAAAACTGGGTGCGCCAGTTTTGGAAATAAATGTCGCAGATGAGCAAATTGACGACTTAGTTGATGATGCGATTCAGTTTTTCCAAGAAAGACATTTTGATGGAGTTTCTCAAATATACTTAAAATATAAAATAACTCAAGATGATATCAATAGAGGAAGAGCACCAAACTCTTCTTCTGCGGGGATTGTAACCACCACTGCTACAAGTAATATTGTTGGTACTGCTACAACGTTTACTTATACTGAAAATAGTAATTTTTTACAAATTCCACCTTCAGTAATAGGCATTAATAAAATATACCAATTCGATGGTTCCAATAACATTTCAAGCAATATTTTTAGTTTGAAATATCAATTGTTTTTAAATGATGTATATTATTGGGGATCTACTGAAATATTATCTTATGCAATGACGAAAACATATCTTGAAGATTTGGATTATTTACTGAATACTCAGAAACAGATAAGATTCAATCAAAGAATGGATAGATTGTATCTTGATATTGATTGGGGTGAAGTTATTGCAGGAAATTATCTAATAATAGATTGTTATAGAGCCTTAAATCCAAACGACTTTACTAGAGTTTGGAATGACTCTTGGTTAAAACAATACTTGACTTCTTTAATAAAGAGGCAGTGGGGTCAAAATTTAATTAAATTCCAAGGAGTTAAACTTCCTGGTGGAATTGAATTGAATGGAAGGCAAATGTACGATGATGCTCAAAGAGAAATTGATATGATAATGGAAAAGATGTCAAATACTTATGAATTACCACCATTAGATATGATAGGTTAATAAAATGCTTAATCCATTCTTTACACAAGGATCTCAAGGAGAGCAATCCTTAGTTCAGGATTTAATAAACGAACAATTGAGAATGTATGGTGTTGATGTATATTATTTGCCTAGAATTTTTGCTACAGAGAAGACTGTTCTTAAAGAAGTTATAGAATCGAAATTTACATCAGCATATCCAATAGAGGCATATGTTGAAACATATGATGGGTATGGTGGTCTAGGAACACTACTCTCTAAGTTTGGAATACAAGATATTGACAATTTGACTATTACAATATCAAAGGAAAGATATGAAAATTATATTCAACCACTAATAGAACAGAAGGATGATATAAAATTAAGTTCTAGGCCAAAGGAAGGTGATTTAATATACTTCCCACTAGGAGATAGAATATTTGAAATAAAATATGTTGAGCACGAAAAACCATTTTATCAACTACAAAAAAACTATGTTTATCAATTAACATGTGAACTCTTCAGATATGAAGATGAAATTATAGATACGGACTTCCATGAAATTGATGACAATATTCAGGATGAGGGATATACACAACTTCTAACTTTGGTCTCAGCAGCATCTACAGCAACTGCTACAGCAAGTATTGCAAATGGTGGTGTTAAGACAATAACGCTTACAAATAGGGGTAGTGGATATAGAACTGCACCAACAGTTTTACTTTCCAAAGCACCCGCAGGTGGATCGAATGCAGAGGCAAAGGCAACTTTATTGTCGGGAATAGTTGATTGTAATGGAGTAGAATCTGATAGAGTTCAGAGTGTAAGTTTAACAAATAGTGGTTTTGGATATACTGTAGCACCTAAAGTTTCTTTTGAAAGTCTTTATGGTAGTGGTGCTGAAGCGGAAACAACTATTGGTGATGGTGTAGTTAGAATAGTAACACTTACTGATGGTGGAGGTGGTTATACTTCACAACCTACCATTACATTTTCTGGAATATCTTCAGTATCTGCTGCAGCAACAGCAGTTGTGTCTGCTGCAGGAACAATTCAATCTATTCATATAACTAATGCAGGACTTGGTTATACTCAGGCTCCAATAATAACAATTTCTAGTCCCCAACTAGGAATTTCTACAGGTTCTTATCAATTTAATGAAAAAGTAACTGGCACTATTAGTGGAACTACAGCAATCGTTAGAAATTGGAATTCTGTTACTGGTGCATTGGAAGTTGCCAACATTAATGGGCAATTTAAGAAAGGAGATCTTATATTAGGAGCAGAAAGTTCTGCTGGATTGCTATTAGTAAGTGTTAATTCAGATACTACAGATCCTTTTGCAGACAATATCGATATAGAAACTGAGGCAGATGCAATATTAGATTTTACAGAAAAGAACCCATTTGGATCACCATAAATATATAAATCAAGGACTTTATTGATTAATAAAAATGTTTGAATATTTTTACCACGAAATATTGAGAAAAACTGTTATTGGTTTTGGTACATTATTCAATGACATATCAATAAAACACACAAACTCTTCTGGTCAAGTTGTTAGTGTGGTTGAAGTGCCATTGGCATACGGACCTACTCAGAAGTTTTTAGCTAGACTTGAGCAGTCGCCAAATTTAAATAAGTCTGTTCAAATGACTCTACCAAGAATGTCATTTGAATTTATTGGTTTAAATTACGATCCAACAAGAAAAGTAACTTCAACTCAAACATTTTTAACTTCTTTATCGACTGATAAGTCCGAAGCAAGAAAGGCATATATGCCAGTTCCATACAATATGCAATTTGAACTTAGTATTATGACTAAGTTGAATGATGATATGTTGCAAATCGTGGAACAGATTTTGCCATATTTCCAACCATCATATAATTTAACAATAAATTTGGTTGATGATATTACAGAAAAAAGAGATGTTCCCATAGTTCTTGATGGAATAACTATGAGTGATGATTATGAAGGAGATTATAGTACAAGAAGAGCATTAATTTATACTCTAAGATTTACTGCTAAGATATACCTTTTTGGTCCAGTATCTTCTGTCACAAACGATATTGTCAAAAAAGTTACTATTGGTTACGTTGCAGGTTCTTCGGATGCAAGATCTCTCAAAACAAGAGAAAGAGATTTGTCATATTCTGTAGAGCCAAGAGCAACCAAGAGTTATACGCATACGGTAGTTACTACTCTTGCTGAGGATATTGACAACCTAGTAAAATCATTCACTTTAAATGACGCATCTTCTATTTCTTCTGGCGATTATATTATGATCGGATCTGAAGAGATGAAGGTTTCATCAAAATCTGCAGATACAATTACAGTAGAAAGATCTGCTGATGGAAGTACTCTCTCCAATCACGTCTTAGGATCGGATGTAAAATTAATAACAGATTCCGACAACGCTCAAATTGAAGTTGGTGATGATTTTGGATTTAGTGGTGGATTTGTATGATTATGACAAAAAAATATGAGAAGTTGAATGAAGAATTTAATACTGAAGGTTTTGATGAAGAAGATACTTCAATAATTCCAGAAGTAGTAGAGGCTAATCAACAAGAGAATAAAAAAACCGACTTAAAAAAAGATTACGAATATACTAGGGCAAATTTATATTCTATTATAGAAAAAGGTCAAGAAGCAATTAATGGTATATTGGAACTGGCACAGGAAACTGAATTGCCTAGGGCATATGAGGTTGCTGGCCAACTTATAAAGAACGTTTCCGATGCAACGGAAAAATTAATAGATGTTCAGAAAAAATTAAAAGATATTGAGGAGACTAAAGAATCAAAAGGTCCAACAAATGTAACAAATGCACTTTTTGTTGGATCTACCGCAGAGTTGGCAAAATTGATTAAACAACAAGATGAATCCCAAAAAGATAAATAAAAGAAGAATGATTTATAAAAATGCCCAACAAGTCTGGTGATAGTTCATTACATGATTGGTTTACCAAAAGTAAGTCTTCTGATGGTAAACCTGGTTGGGTTCAACTTGGTGGCAAGTATGCAGGTAAACCTTGTGCAAAGCAACCAGGTCAAACAACAAAACCAAAATGTGGGTCTTCTAAAATGAAAAGAGATCTTGATGATGAGGAAGAGCAAAAAGCATTTGAAAGAAAAAACCGTCAAGATCCAAATCCAGATAGAAGAGGGAAGGCAAAAAACGTGGCTACAGAAGAAAAACAAACTATCAGATATTGTCCAAAGTGTAAGAAGAATGAGACTAGATCTGAATGTGCATTTGGACCAAAATATTGGGACGATTACTCCAAACCAGCAATAGAAGAGGCTGCTGGAGAAAAGGATGCCTGCTACAAAAAAGTAAAAAGTAGATATAAAGTTTGGCCTTCTGCATACGCTTCTGGAGCATTGGTTAAGTGTCGCAAAAAAGGAGCAGCAAATTGGGGAAATAAAACTGAGGAGTATCAGTTTTCAAATTGGAGAGAAGATTTTAAGGCAATGGAATATGAGTTCATTGATTTGATTAAACCAGAACCAATTATTTCCGAAGAGTGTTGCAAAAAATGTGGAAAGGATCCTTGCGAGTGTAAAACAAAGAAATTTTATGGTGGAAGTGGAGCAAAACCAGGTCCAGATAAAAATTATGTAAAACCTATGGGTGATCTTGAGGAGGCAACTAGACTTCCAACAAAAACTGGAAACATAATAGTTGCAATGGTTATTTGGAGAGGTAAGACATATACATTACAAATGTTCTTCCCCTCAGGAAAGAGACCCACAAGAACAGAAGTTCAAGATCAAGTAAGAAAAGTATATCCAGATTCTAGACTTACTTACTTCAATATCAGAGATTATGAGCCTGGTCAACCACTTCTTCAAGTTGAAGACTGGCAGAAAGTTAATAAGTCAGATAAAACTGATGGTATGAGTCCTGCCGCAGTCAAAGCATATCGCAGAGAGAATCCAGGTTCTAAACTTAAGACTGCCGTAACTGGCGATCCAAAACCAGGAAGCAAGGATGCCAAGCGTCGTAAATCATTCTGCGCCCGCTCTAAGGGTCAGCAAGACATGCATAACATTGATTGCTCATCCACACCAGATAAACCAGTCTGTAAAGCCCGCCGTCGTTGGAAGTGCTAGTATGAAAAGTTTTAAAGAGTTTTTATCAGAATCAGTAACTATTTCTGGAGACTTTAACGGAAATCTTTACATCAACTCTCAACCAGAACAACAACAGGTTGGGGAAAGTTATGTTGCAGATGTAATGTGGCAAGGAAGTTTATATCGGCTTGAGATGGTAACCAAATCTGGTTTGCCATCAAAGCAAGAGCTTGGAGAGCAACTCCAAGGTGAATATCCTGGAGTTGTTGTGCATCAAATTTATCCGGTACAAGAAAAGAATTTTAATATCAAAAATGCAAAAAGGTATCACCCATCAAAATTAGAGTGGATTGACTAATTATGGCTCAATGGAATAAAAATGAACAAGATTATCTAAATCAGGAAAGAACTCTTTTTGAGGTTAATGGTGTTGCAACCAGAGATGGTAAGATTGTAGATAAATTTAATAGATTTCCAGTTGATGTTCTTCCAGCAAATGCAGATGCTTTTGGAAGAACAAGAGTATCAAGTCCATTAACTCTTTTTGATTCATCTCACAGATATAGAGACAACAATCTTTGGGATAGTTTGTTAGTAGGAACAGGTTCTACAGTTGGATTTGCAACTACACAAGGTTTAATCAACATAGGTATTGGAACAACTGCTGGATGTTCTGTAATTAGAGAAACCACAAAAGTATTTTCATATCAACCAGGAAAGTCATTATTAGTATTGAATACTTTTGTTCCCGCAACACCAAAAGCAAATCTAAGGCAAAGAATTGGATATTTTGGTGCCGACAATGGAATGTATTTTGAGATTGATGGAACTACTGCATATTTCGTAGAAAGAAGTTTATCAACTGGAACAGAAAAAAGAGTAGCACAGACAGATTGGAATATTGATAAGTTAGATGGAACTGGTCCATCTGGTATTACACTATCCAAAGATAAAGCACAAATCCTTTGGATGGATATTGAGTGGTTGGGACTTGGAACTGTAAGAATTGGTTTTGTGATTGATGGTCAATTTGTTCATTGCCATTCATTCCATCACGCAAATCTTATTCAGTCAACTTATATTACAACAGCATCATTACCTTTGAGATATGAGATTAGTAATACTGGAATTACTACAAGTTCAAGCACACTCAAACAGGTTTGTTCTTCTGTGATTTCAGAAGGTGGTTATGAACTTCGTGGATTGCAACAGGCAGTACAAACACCAATTACGGCACCAGTAGATTTACCTTCACCAGCAGGAACTTATTATCCAGTCATTTCCATTCGTCTCAAATCACCTATCAATGGGCAACCAAATAGATTAGATGGAATTATTATTTTGACTGCATTATCAATTATGGGAACAGGAAATGGACCATTGTTTAATTGGCAGATGAGAGCATCTACAACTACATCAGGTGGAACTTGGGTAAGTGCTGGGGTTGATAGTGCAGTTGAATATAAGATTGATGGTGGAACTGTGAGTGGTGGAAGAATATTAGCATCTGGATTTTTCTCATCAAATAATCAAACACAAGCATCAGTAGATATTCTCAAAGAAGCACTCTTTAAGTTCCAGTTAGAAAGAAATGGATTAACTGGAACTCCTTATGAATTAACACTTGTTTGTGCTACTGATACTGCTGGTGCT